CGCTGTCGATGACGACCCGCCACGGCTGGCGCTCAGGGTTCGACACGATCGACAGGTCCAACCTCGGGTCGTCGTTCCCCCGCACGGCGAGGTTCGGGTTGTCCGTCTGCTGGGTTCCCGAACCGACGACCGTCGCGTGACACCCCGCTCGCAGCAGGTGGACCTCTGCGCGGCTCTCAGCGCTCGTGATCCACTGGCTGGTGCCGTCCTCGGCGGCGATCCGCCCGTCGAGCGTGGCCGCGAACTTGTACACCACGAACGGGCGGCCGTGTTCCTGATTGACGGCCTCCCACTCGTCGCGTCCCACCAGCTCGTCGACAGTCAGTGCACCCACTCGGCCTCTCCTTTGGTCGCGACAGCTTCCAGAAACTCTTCCACGCCAGCAACCGGCCCCCACGTCCTCATGTGGGCGGCGCTCTTGGCGAGCTCGCGCATGGTCCGCCGGGAGCGGGTGCCCAACGCGATGTCGAGGGCCGCGGTTCCGCTCTCGACCGCCGCGTCGGGGACTCCCGCACGTGCCGCCGCCAGGGTGCGGCGGGCGAGGTGCAGACCTTTCTCGCGGTGAAAGTCCGGCGGCCAGTCCGCGAGGACCCGGTCATACTCTTCGAGGGCACGCAGATGATCCCCGAGAGTGCCCAACACCGCAGCCCGCTGCACTGTCACATACACGGGGGTGCAGTGGACCGACAACGAGTAGGGGTCTCGCTCGTCGAGTTCTCTGCCGCTGAGGTCGTACGCAGCGTCGATGTTCGACAGCGCCGCACCCTCGTCCCCGTCCAGCGCGCAGGCGTGAGCTGCCTGCTGATGCAGCGACGCCCGCACGAGGACGCTCTTGACCGACGTGTCGTACCGCATCGCGGAGTAGGCCAGCGTGCTCGCCTGGGCCCGGTCACCGACCAGCTGAGCTTGCTGGCTCATACGCATGAGGACGTAACCGGTGACGTCGGCGCTGCCGCCGGAGTGCGCCCACTCGAGCGCGCGCCGCGACCACGCCTTGCCGTCCTCAACCTTCCCGAGGTCGTCGGCCAGCCAGCCGCAGAACTCGGCGTAGAGCGCACCGACCTCGAACAGGCGGCCGCGAGTCGCAGGGTCAGCTCGGGAAACGAGACGCGACAGGTTCGCGATCTGCTCGGCTGCCGAGTGCACGAGATTCCCTGGGCCGAGCAGGCTGTCCGCGGCGACGAGCGCTTCGCGCAGGTCTATGAACGTGTCGATGACGCGGGGGTCCACCGGACCCGTGGGCTGCTCTGCGATCTGCGAGAGCGTGCCCGTATGGGCGTGCGACTGGACGTCGGCATGGTCGTGCGCCGGCGCGTGTTGAGCACGGTCGACCCGGCCGAGTAGCCCTCGGAGTTCAGCCGGCGTGCGGTCGAGCAGCTCCGCCAGCTTCGGCCAGAGGTACGGCTGCGGACGCGAGTGTCCAGACTCCCACCGTTGCACGGTGGTGCGCTCGACGTGCAACGCCTCGGCCAGGCCCTCCTGCGTGTAGCCGGCCATCCGTCGAGCGTCCGCCAGCTCGACCCGCCGTTCCGCCATGTCGTCAGTGTCCCATGCCTATCGCTCCTGGTCAGGTCGGCTAGTGCAGCTTCGTCGCAGCATAACCGCCGCACGGATGCCGTGGTCGCGAGGCTCGCGACCGGGCTTCACTGAGCACCACGGTGCCGGCCCATCGCTCAGCGGCTTTGGGGCACGGCCCCGCTGGTGCCCTGCCGGATGCTCCGCCCCAACCGGAACCCCCGGCAGGGCACCGACCCCAAACCGTTCCCCGGCGGCGAAGGACACACGATGAGCTGGATCGTGACGACCCGGCCGCAGCACTGCGCGCACTGCGGCACGACCACCGTGCACAACGTGACGATTCACGACGACAGCCCGCGAGAGATCGTCTACTGCACCGAGTGCGGGCAATGACCGCGCACGCCGCAGCGATCAGCGCGAGCGACCTGACCACGGGCCTCCGTGTACTGGTGCCGATGGTGGCGCTCGCGCTGATCATGCTGTTCCTCGGCTGGTTCCGCAGCCGGGGTCAGGTCTGAGACTCGGCGAGGTCGACCTCGGCCTGGTCCATGCCGTCACGCTCCACCTGTGACGGCTCCCACCCGGCCGCCTTGAGCAGGTCCACGTACGCCGTCACCAGATCGTCCAGCCACACCCGGGGGCTATGCCACGCCGCGCCGAGGGCGAACTCTGCGCGGCGGCACGCCAGCACGAGGGCCTGGCCCAGCGCGGCGGGCCCGGTGGCGTCGAGGTTCACGTCGACCTCGATGGTCCGGCCGTAGTAGACCGAGCTGGCGTTCATCGCCAGCAGCAACAGCCGCTCGTACCCCTTCGGCGGCTTCTTAGCCGCACCGATGCGGGCCACCACGTCCATCCGCACCTCGTGAGCAGCTTCGAGGGCTTCACGGTGTTTCAGTTTCGCCTCGTGCTCGGCCTGACGTTCGGCGCGCTCCTCCGGTGTCTCCAGGTGGCCCCAGCGGTGCCGCAGACCGTGCTCGGCGGGGTTGCGCACCCACGCCTCGAGGTGGCGGCCGCTCTTGTTCTGCACCCACACGACGTCCTCAATTGGCAGGCTGCGCGGGTCGGCGTCGTCGCCGTCCTCGGTGACGAGGCTGTAGGCCGACGTCATGGTGTCGTGGTCGATCGGGCCTTCATCGTCGTCGTCCTGGTCGGCCTCGTCGTGGATGGTCGCGCCGGCGGACTCGAGCTCGGCGCGCAGCTTGGCGACCTCTGCGGCGGCGTCGCGGCGGTTGCGGGCGTTCTTGAGGGTCCAGTCGAAGTTGAACCCGCCCGCGTCGCGGGCGAGCGTCTTGTACGTATCGGGGTCGTCGGCGAACTCCACCAGCGCGGCCGCCTGGTCGAGGGTCAGCTCACCCGCGTGCACACGGTCCTGCTCCGGCTCGGCCAGCTTCATCAGCGACCGCCGGGACGTGATGGTCTTGCGGTTGCGGCCGGTCAGCTTGGCCATCTCGGCGGTGTCGACGTCGTGCAAGGCGAGTTGCTCGTACGCCTCGCCCTCCTCGACGGCGGACAGGTTCTGCCGTTGCAGGTTCTCCACGAGCATGGCCCCGACGATCTCGGGTGTGGACTCGAGGTCGTCGCGGATGATCGCGGGCACCTCGGCCAGGCCCGCCTGGGTGGCGGCCGCGGCGCGTCGGTGGCCGGCGATGATGCGCCACCCGTCGAGCACCGGAGCGACGACGAGCGGTTCCAGCATGCCCTGGGACTTGATGCTGGCGGCCAGCTCGGTGAGGTCTCCGAGGTCGCGGCGGACGTTGCGCCCGTCGCCGATGAGCTTGTCGGTGGGGATGGTGTCGAACTGCACGAGGGGTCCTCTCCGGTGAAGGGGTTGGAAGGAGGAGACGCCGAGACCCGGGGGGCTGGGTCTCGGCGTCTCCGGTCATGTGCCCGCTGCGATCAGCGGTGGTCGAGCTGGACGGTGACGATGAGGTTGCGGGCGCCGGGCAGGTGCAGGACGACGCCCGGGTCGTCGGTCATGTAGTCCGACTCGGGGAGCGGGGTCATCTCGTCGACGAGGTACCAGCCGTCCGTGTCGTCGATGCCGTCGACGGGCAGGTCCGTGCCGTTGAGAGCCTTGCCGATGGCGTTGGCGAGGACCTGGGACGCCGGAAGGGTGGAGTGGTAGTTGGACATGGGTGGTGCCTCCCTGGGGAAGTGGTACGGGTTGTGCTGACAGGGAAAACACTACCCGATCGTCTAGACGTATGTCTAGGCGTAGCCGGGTCAAATAGTGGGCGGAGTCTCCCCGGGAGGAGGCTCCGCCCTTCGGTTCAGTGTCAGGCGGGGTCGCGCTCCGGAGGAGCCTGCGACCGGTGCTCCGCTTCGGCGTCCTCGTACGTCGAGAGGTGCTGGCTGGCCTGACTGGTGAGGTAGTTCAAGTACGGCTCGAGCCCGCCCACGTTGTCGCCCGCCCGAATGGTGATGGGGAGCAGACCCTCGTTGCGGGCGTCCTGGCGTATCTCGTCCAGGGCGGCCCGCGTGTTCGGGTCGGTCAGGTCGAGGGCTCCTGCGGTGTCCGCGAACGTCTGGGCACGCTCGAGCTTGGCCGCCTCCTCCTCGTCCCTGCGCTTCTGCTCCTCCGCCTCACGCTCGGCACGGCGGGCCTCACGTTCGGCCGCCTCGGCGTCCGCGTGCAGGTCGCCCTTGTGCCACAGGGCGAGTCCCACGCCGAACCTCATCGCCGCGTTGCGGAGCGCGTCACCGATGGTTTCCTTCACGGCGTTGTGTCCGGTCTTGCCCTGGGCGTCTCCGTACCCGAGGCGGGTAACGCCGGCGACAGTGAGGTGAATCCACATGCCGCCAGGCTCGTGGGGGAGCGCCGCGAGCAGGGTGGCGTCGGTGACCGGCTCCCACGTCCAGAAAGGATCGACCTCGAGTAGCCGCTCGGTGATGGCGGCGTGCCCGGCGTAGTCCAGGTGCGAGGCGGGGGCGTGGAACCCCTGGCACTCGGTGCAGCGGCGCTTCTCGCCCGACTTCTGGGCGTCGACCGGCTTCTTGCTGATGAGGTGCGCGGGCAGCTCCTCGCGCAGGGCGCGGAGGGCGCGAAGCCGGTCGGAGTCGAGTGCGGCCGTGCCCTCGTCGGCCAGGGCCGCACCGATCTCGGCCTTCATGGTGTCCGGATCGGCCTCAGTGGTCGCGTCCTGGGCGGTTTCGGCGCTCATGGTTTCGGGTGTCCTTCCGTACGAGGCTGGGAGAGCCGGAAAGCGGGGGCGAGGGGTGGTCAGTCGTTGGCCTGGTCGCGCTGCGCCTTGGCCTTGGCCTCTTTCTCTGCCTTAGCCACGTAGCGCTCCAACGACTCGTTGATGACGTCGGCCAGGTACTCACCGCGCTCGTGCGCGTGAGCCTTCGCCTTGTCCCACAGCTCGTCGGTGACGCGGATTCCGCGGGTCCGGGCCGTCGGCCGGTTCGGTACGGGAGTGGGCATGGTCTGCCTCTTGGTCGCCATAGGGTCGGGGTCCTTCCCGGTAGGTGGTGTGGTTGTGCTGACAGGGCACACACTACCCGAGTGTCTAGGCGAACGTCTAGACGGCACGCGGACGAGGAAAACCCCCGGGGGTCGAGTCCCCTCGCGAGAGGGTTCGACCCCCGGGGGTCGGCAGGGGGAAGGGTGCACCGACGGGACGTCGGGCACGTTCGTGCGGCGGCTACTCAGCTGGCGTCAGAGCCCCCGGTGCGTCGACCTCGGGCAGGTCAAGCGACTCGAGGTGCCGATACAGGGTCGGCCGGGACACGCCCACCGCCTTGGCGACAGCGGTCATGCTCTTGCCCTCGGACAGGAGCCGCTGGGCGGCCAGCAGCTTGTCCTCGGTGATGACGCTGGGCCGCCCGCCGGTGCGGCCGCGCTCGCGGGCGGCGGCCAGGCCCTCGTGCGTGCCCTCCACGATGAGCTCGCGGACGAACTCGGCCAGCGCGGCGAACACATGGAACGTGAGCCGACCGCTGGGGGTGGTGGTGTCGATGGACTCGTGCAAGCTCTTGAAGCCGACCTCGCGCTGGCGGAGGTCGTCGACTTGGAGGACAAGGTGTTTCAGCGACCGGGCCAGCCGGTCGAGACTGGGCACGACGAGCGTGTCGCCGGGCCGTAGGTAGTCGAGTGCCTTGTCCAGCTCCGGGCGTGACGCCAGCTTCCCGGAGGCCTTGTCGGTGAAGATGCGGGAGCAGCCGGCAGCCTCGAGGGCATCGGTCTGGCGGTCGAGGTTCTGGTCTCTGGTGGAGACGCGGGCATACCCGATCAGGTGCCCGGTGGGCGAGGGGTCCATGCCGGGGAATGTATCAAAAACGGTGTCAGAGCGGTTTTGAAACACTCCGGTTTTGGACACGAGTTATGGACACCATTCCGGGTGCCGTCAGCCCGTCCACGCCAGGTGTAACGAAAACGATCGTTTTCGGACGCGTTACCGGACTCTCTTGGGAACCGAGGTGACGATCTTTGCGCGGGGCAACGGCAACTTGGCGTCGACGAGCCACGGCTCCCACGGCTGGCCATCGCTGCTCACCGTCACCCGGAACGGAACGATCGCCTTCTCCCACACGCCTATGTGCACCGAGGTGAACGGCACTTGGTGTGGAACGCCGGGCTCAAGGTCCACGACCTCGTATGAGCGTTCACGTGGCTGCTCGTCACCGAAACCAGCCACCGGGTCACCGTCGATCAACTCCACCAAGACGGAGGGGACCGTGGTCCCGCTCAGGTTCTTGATCACCAGCTCCGCTGTGACGTGCTCGGTGATCCACTGATCGAACTGGACCTCCACCTCGGGACGACGCTCGTGGTGGTGACGGGCAGCCTCGATGGAGGCCATGCGCTCGGCAGCGTCTGCGGACCGTCCGGCCTCCTTCGCCGACTGCTCGGCCGCGGCCGCTGACTCCTTGGCCGCATTCCGCTGGTGGTGGGCGTACGCGACGGCGGCCACGGCAGCCAGTGCGGACACGACGGCAGCGCCGGCAACGATCCACTCGGTCATCGCGCCGACGCTACCGCCGCCCTGGTCAGGCCGCCAGGTCGTACCGGTCTCGCGACGTCGCCCGCTCGAGCTTCGGCGCGACCCCGCTGGGCTTCCAGACCAGCGCGTACGCCGACTGCGCCGCGCCGACCACGGCGAGCAGCACCGTGGCCACGTCGTCCCCGCCGGTAAACCCGCCCGTGAGCGCCAGCGCGACCACGCCGAGCACGACCGACGCCGCGATGGCGACGAGCTGCTTCACCGACTTCGACCACGACGGCCGGTTGATCAGCGAGATCACCAGCGGTGCCAGCGCGGACAGCACGCCGGCGAGGGTCAGAGTGGAACCGTCCATGATTGTTACTCCCTGGTTGGTGGGTGGATCTGGGTGATGCGCTGGTGAAGGTCCCTGTCGGCCTGCCGCAGCTCCGCGAACGCGTCAGCGTTCGTGCGCCGGTCGGTGCGCAGCTCCGACCGGAGGCCGCCGATGTCCTTGCCCATCTCCGTCTGCGCCTGCTCGATCCGGCCCAGCGTCGCGACGGTGTCCTCGGCGTAGCCGTTGCCGGTTGGCTGGGCGTAGTCCCGCGCAGCCACGGCAGCCTTGGCCGCCGTGGCTGCGTCGTTGGCCACGCCGCGAGTGCGGTTGAGCGCAGCCACCAGCACGGAACTGGACGCGGTGATGAGGACGCCGACGAGACCGACCAGTGCGACGGCGACCTCCGTACTCAACCGGTGACCCGGAAACCGCGCCTGTCGCCGAGCCGGCGCAGCGACTCCGCCCCGGGAACGCCGTCAGCGTCCGCGCCCCGGTACCCGCACTTGCGCTGCCACTTGCCGTACGCCTTGACGGTCTTGGAACCGAAGTGGCCGACGCCGTCGCGGTACCGGCGCGACAGCAGCCCCTCGGCGACGAGCGCCCGCTCGATCACCTTGGTGCCGCTCGGGTAGGCGGCCTTGCTCGACAGCCGCGGCGGGTCCGTCCTGGCGGCCTTGCGCAGCTTGGACAGGTCCACCACCGGACCCTCGTCGGACGGGCCGGGGTCCCGGTCCGGCTTGGACGACGCGGGTTCCATGAGCCGCGCCCAGGTCTCCGGGCCGGGGTAGCCGTCCGCGCCCGAACCGGTCCAGCCCTGCGCCTGCTGGAAGTCCCGCACGTTTGCCCGGGTCCACTTCGTGTACGTCGGCCCGGGCTGGTACCCGTCGCCGTCGTGGTGCCGGTCGTATCCGTGAGCGACGAGCCGCTTGTCCAGCAGCTTGACCGCCGGGTGCGACTGGCCGATCTCGAATGCGCTCTCGCCGGGGAACCTCTTGCCGTCCCACTCCGGCCGCGGCGGGTTCGGAGCTCCGGACCCGTCACCGTCGATGGTGCCCGCCTCGATGTGGTCGATGACCTCGTCGCCGGGGCACGCGGTCTGCGCGCCGCGGACCTGCCGGTGCCCCACGACGCTCCTGGCCTTGGGGTAGCGCGGCAGGATGCGGTCGCGGTACAGGTCACCGAACGCGTCCAGCATCCGCTGGGTGGGCTGCTCGCCGTTGCCGAGGATGAACAGCACGCCCACGGTCCGCCGGTTCGCGCTGGGGTTCGCCGCGGACGCGCAGTGCGCGCCGACGTGCTCCAACCCGCGCAGCTCCCATACGCGCCCGGCACCGTCGACGGCGACCTGGTAGCCGATGTCGCGCCACCCGCGAGTGCGGACGTGGTATCGCCACCAGCTGCGTAACAGCCGCTTGATGCGCCACTTCGACCGGCGCGTCAGCTTCCGGTTGTCGCCGGGGTGGTGGATAGCGACAGCGGTCACGTCGTCCGGGTCCATGTCCTCACCGGACTGGTCCTCGCTCGTCCAGTCGTCGCGGTCGTGGTAACTGGTCATGCTTTGCTCCCGTGTGGTGGCAGGTCGAAAAGCCCCGGCCGTGATCCGGCCGGGGCTGGGTAGGGGTTCGCCGTATTCGGGTCAGGCCGGCGGGGCCACGAGGTAGGACCCGCCGCAGAACAGCCGGTCGCCAGGCTCCGCAGCGAACGGCGCGACCTGGTTGATGCTGCCGCCGGCGTAGTAGAGGTTGGCCGCGGTCGGCGTCGACAGGCGGCACACGAACGGGGTCCGGTTGCTGGTGACGTCGTTGTCGTTCCACACGCCGGAGCCCACGACCATCCAGTTGTCACCGAACGCGGGCGCGGGCAGCGTCAGCTGGACCGTCCCGTCGACGCTGCTACTGCTGCCGAGCTCGAATGACACCGTCCAGGTGCACACACCGAGCGCAAGCCGGTACGCGGACACCACGTTGCCGTCCCCGACCGTGACGTTCGTCCACGACGGCTCCCAGGTCGTGACGAGACCGGCCGCGCCGGGGTCACCGATCGAGTCGGCCACCGTCTGCCACACGGCCTCCTGCGGCGTCCACGGCTCGGCCGAGTCCGGCACCAGGATGCCGGCCGCGTTCGGGCTGTAACCCACTAGAGCCTCCCCATCGGGTCGTTGGCCATGTCCGCGAACGTCCGGCCAGCCATCAGGTCGTTCATGTCCGCGAACGTCCGGCCGGTGTGCGCGGCGTTGACGTTGGCGAACGTCGGCGACAGCAGCCGCAGCGCCAGCCGCTGCGTGAGCCGGCTGCCGTCCCACGTGAGCCGCTGGTCCACGATCAGGGCGCGTGTGTTCACGCCGGTCACGTCCGGGTCGACGGCGTTCACGATGTCGCCGACCTCGAGCCTCGGGTCCGGCGCGGCCAGCTCCACCCACTCCACGACCGGCTGCGCCAGCCCTGCCATCCTGGCCAGCGACCGGGCCCACTCGGTGGCACAGTGCTCGGTCTGCCGCCACGGCGTGGCCGGGATCGACAGCTCGCGTGTGCCCAGCGCCACCGACACGCCCGTGCCGACCGACACGGAGGCCTCATCCAGCCACCGCACCGCCTGGTACGCCCGGATGGTGGGGGAGGAGTAGTTGAAGAACACCACCGTGCCGACGAACGTGGCGTCAGGCGGGTCCCACCGCAGCTCCACCATGATCCGGCGCGGGGAGAGCTGCGCGACGTGAATCTCCACCTGGTCGGACAGGTCCTGCCCGGTCGTGGTGCCTGACCAGTAACCGGAGGTGTCCGAACGCCAGGCGTAGACCGTGGACCCGACGAACTGCCACCCGCTGGTGACGAAATCGATGCCGGTGTCGATCCCGATGGCGGCGTCCACGGAGAGATCGCCGAACAGCCGCACGGTCTTGCCGCGTTCCAGAAGCACTTCGTCCTCTGGTTGCCACACGGTGTACGCGGGGCGGCTGTCGAGCTGAATCTCCACCGGCTGATACCCGACGCGCACCCCGGTGCGGATGAAGTCCGCCGACGTGCGCCACCGCAGCGCCGCGAGGTTGCGCACCGGCACCTCGGCGACGGTGGCGCTGCCGATCAGCGAGTCACGGTTGAGGAACAGCAGCCGCCCGTCCCCGGTGACGAGCAACGCGCCGCCCTCGGACGCGACGATCTCGTTCATGACGTCCCAGCGGGGCCGCTGGTCGATCCACGGCGACACGTCGATCTGCGCCAGGCTCTGGTCCGCGAGGAACGTCGGGGTGAACCCGGCCAGCGTCGGCGGTTCTGGCAGCGGCCCCTGGTCGGACCGGGCCAGGGTGACCCCAGCCCCGCGGCCCTGCATGCGCAGCGTGCGAATCTGGCGGTAGCCGTTATAGGTGGCGTCGTTGACCCGTGTCCCGTCAGGCAGGTACAGGTCGGCGTTCCCCTGCCGCAGCCGCACCGTCACCGGTCCCGGCTCGATGGCCCCCGAGTACGACGCCAGAGTCTCCGGCGCCCCGGACCACGGTTCAATCGTGACGAGGACCTGCGTCGGGTCCACCTGGATCCTCAGCGACGGAGGGTTCAACGTGTTGGGCGGCCCGAGCGACGCCCTGATGTCCAGGCCGCCGTCGGCGGACGTCCACACCGTGAGCTGCGTGTCCCACGACGTCTGCTGGTACCGCGGGATCCGCGGCCGGAACGTCACCGAGAGGGGGGAGTCAGGCCAGACCCCCCATCCCCACGGTGCTGGCTCCCACCCCGGCGCGGGTTCCCCCGCCGAGATGATCGACCCGTCCTCCGGCCACAGCGTGGACTGCATCGGCACGTACAGGACGGTCGAGTCCGCCGGCGCGGGCAGCGAGTGCAGACCCGCGCCCCGGGCCAGCAGGTCCAGCACCGCCAACGGTGTCAGCCCGACGTGCAGCTCACTGGCCGAGTCCGTCTCCGTGTAGTGGTTGACGCGCCCCATCGGCCACACCGACACGGGGTCACGCAGCCACGCGCCGAGCCCTTGCACCTCGGCGTCGATCGTGCGGGTGTTCGTCTCCCCGCCGGTGTCGGCGATCTGCCCCGTCATGACGTCGACGAGGGCGGACCCGTATCCCATCCGCACCGTGCACGACTTCCCGAACAGCTCCCGCGCCCACGAGTCCAGCCATGGCGTCGGGGCCCGCCTGGTGGCCGGTTCGCCGGCCACTACCGACACGGACGCCGACCCGACCGTGACGCCCGGAGCTGCCCGCATCTGCGGGGGCAGGTCAGTGGACAGTTGCGCCCGCACCCCCGCCATCTGGGCCTTGTGGGTCTCGCTGTCGATGACCACCTCGGCGTGCGGCCGAGTGACGGTCCGGTCGTCAGGCCACCCGGGCGGCGTCGGACGCATCTGTCAGCCCACCTCGATGATCGTGACGGAGTGGTCCCGCCGGGTGGCGAAACTCGTGGACCGGTACGCTTCCGCGACCCCGGACAGCACCACGCGGGGGATGCCCACACCGGGCTGCCACGGCACCGCCCCGCTCGTCTCGGTGAGCTGGGGTCGCGTCCACCGCGCCTCGTCGGTGCCGCTGGGCTGCAACGCGATCCGGGCCGCCAGGACGTCCACTGCGGGGGTCGTGACGGTCGCTGTGGCGCGTTGACCCGGCGGTGTCGGGGACGGCAGCAGGCTCATCGTTTCGATGACCGCGCCGGTCGTGTCGTAGGTGATGACCGCGGCGTCCTGGTCCACTGTGCCGACGTTCTCGATCGACGCCGCGTAGGTGCGCCCCGGCGCGACCGGCACCGTGGGGGAGTGCCCGCCGTTGCCGCTGGTCTGGATGACGCCCCGCTCCGGGACGCTCAGGCTGGACGCCGGGACGGGGTGCTTCGTCCACCCGCCGGTGCCCGGCTCGATACCGGGGGTCGCTGCCCCAGGGCCGAGCATGTTGAGCTGCGCCGCGATGGGCTCGTAGAAGTACAGCGCGTCGCCGTGCACGCCCTGCTCGAGCTCCACCAGCCACCGCAGCTCCTCCGCTGACGCCCACACCAGGTCCCACTGCCACGCCCGCCGGTCCGACGGCGGGAACTGCACGTACCGGGTGCCGTCCAGCGCCTTGACGCGGGCGGCCTGGGCGTCGTGGGTGACCTGGGCAGGCGCGACCGTGCACCGCACCTGCCGCAGGTCACCGAGCGGGCCGATCAGTACCGACATCAGCCCACCACCCCGAGTGATTCCTGCCTGCGTTTCCCGGCGTCGACGACCGTCGCGAGCACGACCTCCGAGCCGAGCTGGAGACGCAGCGTCGCGCCGTCCATGGACGGCATGAGAGACGCGAGCGCTGCCAGGTCGTCCCCGTGCAGGCGCGTCGTCCCGCCGCCTGCCATCGCGGCGCTGGCCCCGCTGTCCTGCTGGGCGAGGCCATACCCGAACCGGTCGGCCACCTCTCGGAGGATGTCCAGCGACCGGGCCCGCTTCGACGCCGCGAGCGGGATGTACGCCTCACCGTGCGTCTCCGGCTCGGCCCACAGGATGTTGCTGCCGCCGGCCGCGATCATCGGCTCCCGCATGAGCCCCGACGCGGCAGGCGTCACGACCCCGCCGTCAGCCTGGTTCAGGTACGGCACGCCCGGGTATCGGTGGCTCTCGATGAACAGGTCCACCGTGCGGTCACGAGCCAGGTACGACAGGTCGTCCTCGGCCGCGGACGTGTACGCCAGCGCCGACAGCTCCGCGATCCAATTCCGGCCGTCGTAGTCACGCAGGCGCTCCTCCGCGTCGTCGGCGACACCCGAGGCCCGGTCGGTCGCCTTCAACGTGGTGACGACGTCGTCCGGGATGAGCCCGTACTGGTTCGCCAGACGCCGTGCGGCGCGCCTGGACAGGCCAGCTTGCTCGGCCGTGCGGACGAACTCCGACCGCACCCGCTCCGACGCGGCCCGAGCAGCGTCCAGACCGCCCTTGGCGTCCTTCCCGTTCGCGATGGCCAGGTCACGAGCCGCCTGCGCCTCGGCCGCCATCGACTCCCGGGCCGAGTTGACCGACTGGAACAGCCGCCACCCGGCGTCCGTGGTCGTGTCGATCGCGCCGGTGTTGGTGAACAGCGCGCTCGTGTTCCCGCCAGCCTCCTCGGTCGCGGCCGCGAGGGCTTCCTGCACCCTCCGGATCGCTTCGTTGGCGCGCCCCTGCGCCTCCTCCAACGACAGCGACCCGCCGGCGAGGATCCGCAGAGCCTCGTCCAGCGCCCGCGCCTTCGTGTCGGCATCGGCGGTCTCGTCAGCCAGCACACCCATGGACTCGGCCAGCGGGTCCGGGTCGGTGTCCGACATCGCACCGTCCGCCTGCACCAGGGCCTCGGCCTCGCGGGCGAGCGCGGCCGCGGTCTCGTCGACGAACCCGGACAGGATCTCCTGCTCGGCCGACGTCCGCTGCGTGGCCTCCGCCATGTCCTTGTGGAAGCTGATGGACCCGAGGTTCTGCAGCCGCTCCCGCGCATCCGCGTCCCCGTGGATCGCAGCCGTCACGTCTTCCTCGGCCGCGCCCATCAGTTCCAGCCCGGCAGCGTGCTCACGCCACACCTCGTCGACCGCGGCTTCCCGCGACCGGTCCAGTGCCTCGTTGACCCGGGCGAGGGCGTCAGCGTTGCCGAGAGCGGCCTGCGTGACGTCCTCGTGCGCGATCCCCAGCTCGGTGGCCGCGTCCAGCACGCCTTCCTCGGCGGCCTGCTGCGCCACCAGCTCCTCCGTCTGGCGAGTGATCGCGCCCGTCCGCTCGTCGAGGGTGCCGCCGAGCGCGTCGGCCTGGGCCTCCTGCTCGGCCGCAGCCTGCTTGGCCTCCATGTGCCGCTGCGCCAGGAACCCCAGAGCGATCGACACGCCAGCGATGGCCAGCCCCAGCGGGCCGCCCATGACGGTCAGCAGACCGCCTGCCGCGGCCCGCAGCCCCTGCCCAGCGCCACGCCCGATCGCGCCCGTCAGCGACGCGATACCGCCCGTGGCCGCGCCACGAGCAGCGTCCCCGAGGTACATGAACCGCAGCCGCGCCCCGTCCGCCGCGTCGCGGGCACCGTGCAGCGCGCCCGTCACGCCCGTCCTCACGGTGTCACCGAGACCCGCCAGCTGCGGACGCAGCACCGTCAACCCGGCGAACGCCAGGACCGCCGTCTGCACCGGGCCGGGAAGCTCCGCGAACCAGCCCACCAGGTCGGCCACCAGCTCGACGGCCGGACCGATCTGCTGGCCGAGGAACAGCATCCCGCCGCCGGCGGTCATCAGCAGTTCACCGACCATCGTCAGGGTGCCCTCACCGTTGGTGAGGGAGTCCCACAGGACGCCCAGCTCCTCCCACAGGTGCGCGACGGCCTCACCGATGGGCTCGAGGTATTCGTCCGCAGCGTCCCGGTGCTGGGACAGCCACCCGGAGACGGCCTCCCACGCCGGACCGAGCTGGTCCCGCGCCGCACCGGCCAGGTTGGTGATGACCGGCAGCGCCCGGGTCTCCAGGAACTCCACGACCTCGGTCTTGACGGTCCGCCCGAACGCCGTGATCTCCACGCGGGCCGTGTCGTTGAGGGTGTTCCCCATGTCCGTGGCTGCGCCGGCCACGTCGGTCAGCCCGGACTTGGTGTCGACGAGGCTCCGGAGGAAGTCCGGGATGTCGTTGACGGCCAGGTCCTCGACAGGGGTGCCGAACAGGGCGATCGCGGCGTTGGCCCGCTCGCTGGGGGACTCGATGGACAGGAGCCCTCTGATGATCTTGTCGAACGCGCCCTGCGCCTGGTCGCCGCCGGCGAGGATGCGGTCGGCCATCTTCTCGGCGTTGAGGCCGATGAGGTCGTAGGCCTCCACGGACGCGGTGGACATGTCCGTGGCCCGGATCGTGAACTCTTTGACCGCGTCACCGGTCTTGTCGATGCCGTACATGCCCTGCTGCGACGCCTGCGCGAGCAGCCCGAACGCCCGCGGGCCGGTGATGCCGACAGCGTCGAAGAACGGACCGTACTCGTCGATGGCGTCGAGCAGGTCGTCCTCGAGCCCGGGCATGGTCTTGGAGCTGGCGGCCGCGATGAGGTCGAACGCCTCGTCGAAGTCCTTCGCCATGCCGTTGCGGACGGCCTGCCCGGCGATCTGGGTGACGCGGGTGACGTCCGTACCGAGGATCTTGGACAGGTCCAGAGCCTTCTGCCCGGCCTTCGTCAGCTCCTCGTCGGTGACGTTCCCGAGACCACCCATCTGGGCCGTCACGGCCCGCAGCGCCTCGTTGACTTGCTCCATGCTGTCGCCGTAGGCGTCCGCGTACAGGTCACCGGCCACGTTGCCGATGCGGGCAGACTCCTCCTGCGTGAGGCGCAGCTGCGCGGACACGAGCGCGTTGGCGTCCTGAAGGTCCAGCGCGCCCAGCAGACCAGCGCCGAGAGCGCCACCGACCGCGACACCGACAGCGGTGGCCGCGGCCCCCAGCCGGCTACCGAAGGCGTCGAACTTGCCCTCGGCGCCGGCCATGCCCTGCTCGAAACCGGAGTCGTCCAGGTCGACGTAGCCGACCAGTTCGCCGATGTTGAGCGCCACGACTCACCTCCGGTGGGGCACGTGTTTCGGTGGGTTGAGAGCGCGAGACACCCGGGATTCCGGAGTGCCGAGCAGGGCGAGAATCCGGGAGCGCAGCCACCGCCACGTGCGCTGTTCCATGAGCGGCGAGTCGACGTCGATGCCGTACCGTTCGTGCAGGTCAGCCTCGACGAGCATCCAGTGCTCGAGGAGCCACCGCCACGACACGCCTGACGGTTTCCGCGTCAGCCGGTCGACTTCTTCTGGCGGGACTTCGTACCACTCCCAGAGGCCCGTTTCTTGGTCGTACTCGCCCCGCCCGTACTGCTCGATGTCGCCCGGGCGGTCGTCGCTTTTCCCGCCGGGCTGGTCCAGTAGTCCTGGGCGGCCTGGCGGCCGTGGACCACGTCGAACAGGGCGGTGATCGCGGCGTGACGGAGCACCGGCAGAGGCACCCCGTCCTCGACCATCTCTTCGTACGCGGGCCCGAGGGTGTCCTGGTAGAAACCGGCCTCCTCGTCGTCGCCGAGGAGCGCCTTGGCCTGGTCCTCGCGAGGTGTCGCGCCGGCGTGTACGGCCACCCCGAGCGACCAGTACGCCTGGATGCGCATGCCGGCCTTGGCCGGGGGAGCGGGCACCCGGTATTTCTTGCCCCGGTACGGCAGCACCAGGTCCGGGGCAAGAAACTCCGAGACGTCGGGGAACTCGGTCATCAGACGCCCGGGTGCGCGATCTCGGTGCGGGCACCCTGACCGAGCATGGTCACCTGGACGGTGTTGAGGGCCGTGGTGTCACCGCCGGCCGGAGCCCACTGGACCAGCGACTTCCCCTCGTACGCCTCGCCCTCGGCGGAGTACCGCTCGTAGAACCGGCAGTGCACCAGCTCCCGGTCGCGGGCAGCGAGCCGCAGATGCTCCTGCCCCGGGTCCGGCGCGAACGTCGAGTCGACCTTCCGCTGGAGCGTGGCGATGTTCTGCCACTTCTTCAGGGTGATGGCGTCCGACCCCCACCCCTCGGAGTCGTAGTCCGAAGCGTCCTGCACGGTGTCATTGACGGCCGGCTGGAACGAGGACACGGCGCGGACCTGCACCCAAACCGGGGCGGCCTCGGTGCCGGTGTTGACGTCGAGCCGCCAGGTCGAGGCGACGGTGGGGTTCAGGGTTTCCTGGGACATGACCAGTCCTCCAATGTGGCTGGGTTGGAGCTGCCCTCAGTCGAGGGCGTGAGCGGAGTGGTGCGCCGTGACGGCGTAGAAGTTGCTGCTGGTCTCCCAGCGGTGGGCGGTGTCCGAGCCCATCGAGGTGTGCGACTGCCGCCACACGGACGCCAGGAGCGCGTCACCCGCCCAGAGGTTCGCCGCGCCGTGCAGCACGGCGTACAGGTCGTCGGCGATGTCGTCGACGTCGTGGGGATCGTCCGGGACGCCTCGGCACCTGGCCTGGATGCCGAGGATCAGGTCGGACTGGCTTCCTTCGCCGGACACGACGTACGAGGTCAGCACCACCACCCGGTCCGGGCTGGGCGGCATGCGCTTATGCACGATCCCGGTCTCGGTCACCGTGTACGCCCCGTCAGGGCGGTACGTGAGCCCAATCCCGGCGCCGGCGAGATGCGTCGACAGGCCGATGTCGACGCTGCGGGTCCAGCTCATGACAGGCCCTGCCGGATCTGCTGGGCGATGATGTCGCGCACCGTGCCCCGGTTGGTCGTCATGGGCCGCTCGAGGTACTTCGCGGACCGCCCCTCGTCGTGGTGGAAGTCCATCCGCTCGTGCTGCACGACCGCGTAGGGCGTGTTGTACGAGACCGCGGCACGCCGCGACCCGGGGTCGACGGACACCGTGCCGGACCGTTCGAGGGTGCCTTCCTCGATCGGGACCTCTTTGCGGGACTCCGTGAGCACGTGCTCGCCCGCGAGCCTCAACCCACGGAGCTCGGCCGCCCGCATGCTCGCGGAGACGGCCCCGCCGTTCCACTTGACCCGTACACGCTGGGCCACGGTGGCCACCCCCTACTTGCATGCGATGACGACGTGATCCGGCAGGCCGAGCCCACCGGACGTGAGCGGGCTGGTGGAGATGACGAGGGTTGCCGCGACCGGCGTGTGGTCGGGCAGAGCGACCCGCGACCCGGGCGGGAACAGTCCGGCCCGCTCGACCGGGGCGTAGATCGTGGTGTCGGACACGACCTCCGCGCCGGTCCGATCGCGGACGAGCTGCCGCCGGTTCTCGACGTAGCACGCCACGTCTGCCACCGGCGCGCCGTAGATCGGGCCGTATGCGCCCTCGCCCTCGTACGGCTCGACGGTGACCCGGTGGACCCAGAACTCGGCCAGCTCGGCGACGGTCATCAGACCTGGAGGACCGCGACAGTCACAGTCGCATCGGGCGCGGGGGAGTAGTCGATGTGCGCGACGCCTCCCGGCTGCCGGTACACCGGCTGCCCGCCGAGGTTGATGTGCCAGGCCTCACCGGCAGGCACGTTGATGGTGCGCTCGGCGACGTCGAGCCCGTCGAACTTCGCCGGGGTCGGGATCGTCACCGTGACCGCGGCCGCGGACCCGTTGTCGACGAGCAGCACGTGCCCCGGCGACAGCGGCATCGAGTTGCCGTCCACGTTCGCCGGCTCGGCCGCGGGCGCGAGCCCTGCGCTGGTGACGCGCTGGGGCGTGATCGGGGTGCGGGCCATATCAGCGGGCCTCCAACTTGGTCTTGAGCTGGTCGACGGTCATGGCCCACGCCTCATACGAGGGCACGCCGCGGCGGATGGCCAGCGCCACGAGCTCGGGCCTGGTGTCCGGCAGCGCGGGCGCGGCCGGCTTCGCGGCGGCGGGTTTGGCCGCCGGTTTCTGGGCAGGCTTGGTCGCCATGTCGTGTCTCCTCGACGCGGGGTAGGGATGTGGGCGGGACGCAGGTCGCGTCATGGCAGGGAGGAAAGGAACCGGCGTGAAACTCCCCGACGCGGCCTTCGCACGTCACCGTGGTGGTTCGTGCCTTTGCCGGCGCGCGTTGACGCCCCGCCCACAGGACTGTGGGGTGACGCGTTCGTCACCAGTTGTGCAGCGGCTCGCCGTGGAGCACGCCCGCGGTGACCAGGACCGTGGCAGCGTCAGGGCACAGGGTGTCCAGCGCCCGCGCCCGAGCATCAGCGGCCGCGGCCCCGCCCGCGTAGGACAGGCTGGCCGACCCGATGCCCTTCGACGTCACCGCCGTCTGCTTGGCCCCGGCCGTCCCGCCTGTCGGGTCGATCCCGGCGGCCGCCCACGACGCCGCCTGGGCGCACGTGGCGTCGGTGAACGCCTGCCGCAGGCCGGTGTCCGACGGGTACCCGTCGGCGTCGGTGGCGTACACCGCGGTCCTGGTCTTGCGCCGCACCAGCAGCGACGCAGACCGCAGCAGCGCGGCGACGTTCGCCGGTACCGGGTCGATCCCCCACGGCGACGCTGTCAGGTCGGTTTCGGTGGCGTAGGTCAGCACGAGCCCTCCTCAGGGGTCAGATGACCTCGACGCCGAGGTCACGCACGAACGCGGCCAGGTCCTCCGGGGTGGGCGCGGTGACGCCATGCGTGGTGGCGAGCTCGTCGACCTCGGTGGTCGTGGCTGTCGGCCGGGACGCGCCAGCGACCGCGAGGGCCGCGTGGACCTGCGCGACGGCGGCCAGGTCGGCCGGAGCCCAGTAGGGATAGCCGGCGGCGTCACGTTCGGTCGCGTCCGCCTTGGCTAGCTCGGCGAGCGTCGCGGCCTCGGCGCGGTGGTCAACCATGAGATGCCTCCTGGTGCGCGGATAGCCACCCGTCAGGGGCGGGTGACACCATGGCGCGCTATGCGCATCGTGAGGGGGGCGGCCGCTGCCGCCGTGGTGGTCCTGCTGGCCGGATGCTCGAGCGACGATGAGCCTGATGCCGAACAGTCACCGGATGAGACGCCGGCGGCTGCCGAGGAGACACCGGAACTGACGTTCGCGGACCGGGCGCGTGAGCTGCCGGGTGGGTCGCTGTCTGGCGACGACCAGGCCGTGGAGGACCTGGCTGGGCAGGTGTGCGACCGGTACGAGTCGCTGCCGCCGGAGCAGGCCGACACGATGATGCTCGGCCAGCTGACCGACCTGGGCGCGTTCGAGGACGAGCAGTCCGCCCGCGGCTTCGTGGAGCTGGCCATCGGGGAGTTCTGCCCCGACGTCGCAGCGTCATGACCCAGACTGTGGCCGGTCACCCCCCGTCGGTGACCGGCCACAGTGGCTCGGGTCAGCTCTGGGTGGAGTGCGGCCCGGTGACGATGCTGGACCGGTTCTTGCCCTCGGCCTCGGCCTCGAGCACCCGGGTCACCTCGTCGGGGTTCTCGGTGTTGGCCAGGTACTCGTTGACGTCGTCCACGTTGTGCTCGGCCGGGTCGAACAGCCCGTCCGGCTCGCCGGTCGTGGACTCGCTGTCCGGCTGGTCGGCCGCCCGCTCCTCGGGCTCCGGGTCGGCCTCGATGCGATCCCAGTTCGGCAGCCTGTCCAGCCGTGCGCTGGGCTTCTGGTACGACACCACGTCGTCGGTGTTGCGGTTCCGGTACGTGTACATGGTTGCTCCGTGTTCTCGGGATGGGCACCCTGGACGATGGGGCTCGCCCGGCGTGCGGGCGAGCCCCACCACTCACCGGGGACGGGTCAGGTCTGGTCCGGGCCCTTGATGAGCACGGCGCGGGCGGAGTCGAGGGTCTTCACCCCGTACAGGCAGTCGACGGACACGATGTCGCTCTTGGTGTCCATGTCGTAGTCCATGATCACGCGCAGACCGAAGCCCTTGTACGAGGCGATGGCCGCGTTCTGCGCCCCGCGGGGCAGCGCCAGCGGCCGGGTCGCCAGCGCGACCGCGGTGCGGTGGAACCCGACACCCACCTCCGTGGTGGGCTCACCGATGGCCGGCGACGACGCGGGCGGCTCGATGTTCTGCGTCATGTACGGGTCGAAGCCGAACAGCCGGCGGCCAAGGTTGGCCTCCCGCAGACCCTCGGTGTCGCCGCGGGCGTCGGACCGGTTGAGCAGGTCGTCACCCATCCACGACGCCGAGATGGTCGGCCCGACGATGGCGCGCCGCTCCGTCGTCGGCACGTTGTTCAGGTTGAGCACCCGGCCCGCGTCGATGGTGGTGCGGGGGTTGCTCCAGTCGTACAGGTTGTCCCCGGCCACCACGCCGACCTCGGCGGTGACGTCGTTGCGGAACGCCAGGATGTCCCGGTCGATCTTCTGGCTGATGGCCTCCATCGCCGGGTCGAGCAGCTGCTCGCTGAAGTCCTCGATGTCCAGCGTCATCTGCTTGCTGGTGACCGAGAACGACACGTCGGCGAAGTGGTTGAGCACCACCGGGATGCCGTTCTCTGTGGCGTCCTGCACGTTGATGCTCGTGCCGTTGTACTCGTCGGCCGTGAAGACCGCCGGCTGGCGAATGGTGATGGTGTCACCGACCTTGGCCACGAACTCCTGCTCGTAGTCGCGGTGCACCAGCGGCGCCATGACGGTGGTCTCGTACAGGTTGGCCAGCGCCCTCGTGGCGATGACCTGGGGGGTGAGGAACGAGTTGGGCATGTGTGTTCACCTCAGGATGGGTCGTGGGAGAGCTTGCGCGCCTTCGACCGCGCCTTGCGCTGCTCCTCGACGGACAGTTGGTTGGGCGGTGAGCTGTCGCCGGACCCGCCGGTGAAATCGCCACCTGTCTTGGCCGGGGGCTCCTGGCCCTGGACCTTGAACTTCGGCTCGTCCTCGACGGTCTTCTTGACGAGCTCACGGAGCTTGTCGTTGAAGTCCTCCGCGGACGGGTCGAGCTTTTCGAGCTTTTCCACGAACGACCGCGAGTCCGTCAGGGCCTCGGGGTCCGCGCTGTACTTGCCGGCCGCCTTGAACACGGCCAGTTCCACCAGCGCCGACCGGTGCGCTGACTTGGTGGAGTCCAGCTCCTCAGCCAGCTTCGCCGGGTCCGGCGGGGTGTCGTCTTCCTTCAGACCGAGCGCCTTCGCGATCCCGTCCAGGGCGTCGTTGTACTTCTTCTCGACCTGGGTCTTGCTGGTGCGGTGGTCGCCGGCTTCCTTGCGGGTGTCCCGGATGAGCTTCTGCGCCCACTCGGGTAGGTCTTCGACCTTGTCCGGCCCGCCGGACCCGCTGCCGTCGCCGGTGCCCTGGCCGCCGGTGTCACCACCGGTGCCGCCCTGGCCACCATCAGCTCCGCCGTCACCGCCTGTCCCGCCGGAGGCTCCGCTGTCGCCGCCCTGGCCGCCGTCCCCGGACCCGCCGGAGTCGCCACCAGAACCGGAGCCGGATCCTCCGCCGTCGTCGCCTCCGGAGCTACCTCCGGACCCGCCGCCATCCGGCCCATCGGTGTCGAAACCGATCACGGGGCCGGAGCCGAACAGGCGCAGGCCGAGAGCCCGGGTCATGCGGTTGAAGCTGGTGCTGTTTCCCATGTCGTTGCCCTCCTGGGGCGGTGAGTGCCCGCGCCAGGCGGGCCAGCTGACGGTGTGCCGATACGTGGGCGGGCCTGCCGCCCACGGAGAAAGACCGAGCAGCCACCGGGGGGCTGGTGGCTGCTCGGACGTGTGTGTGCGCTCCTACCGGGCGCGGCCGATCTGCTCGCGGTGCCGCTGCCGTTTCAGCGCCTCGTGTGACGCGAGGTGGTCACGGAGCGCGCCCTGCCACTGGCGGACCTTCGCGCCCGCGCGTGCGCGCGCGTGCTCGGTGAGCGCGCCGGCCTCGCGGCGTTTCCACTCCCGGATGCGCCGCTCGATGGCGCGTTGCCGCTGCTGCTGCTCGTACCCGTCCGGCTCCGAGCTGCCCCGCGGCGTCGTCAGGCCCGGCATGTACGCGGACACCGAGTGGCGGCAGTTCGGGTGGAACAGCCCGGCGCGGCGCGCCTCGTCCAGCGAGCCGTCGACGTCGACGGTGACCGGCTCGCCCGTGGCCGGGTTGACCGCTGTCACCCGGCCAGCGCCGCCGGACGTGGACAGCACCTTCCCCTCGTACGGGCGGCACAGCGGGCACTCGCGTGGACTGTCCGACACGATCACCAGGTCCAGCCCGGAACCTGTCAGGCGGTCCACGTGAGCGTCGACGGCCGCCCGCCCGGTCGCGGTGCGCACGGCCATCTCGACGTAGGAAGCGAGGTCCCACCCGCGTCCCGCCCGGTCCACGAACCCTGTGACGCCACGCGCCACGAGCTGGTCGATGGCCCGCTGAGCGGCCTCACGACGGGAATCCGCACCGAGGAGCACCCCGCCGGACGCGGCCGCGATGACGTCGCGGTACACGCCCAGCGCCCACGGCAGGAGCCGCGTATGCGCCTCCTGCACGCTCGTCACCGTCTCGGCCGCGAGCGCGGCCACGCCCGCCGAACCGGGCACCCTGCCCGCCGGGTCGCCGGCCGCGTCGCCGAGCTCGTCGACGGCCGCCCGGTCACCGATGTTGGCGGCCTGCTCGACCGCGGCCGCCACTGTCCGGGCGGACTCCTGCGCTAGCTGCTCGGCGACCTGCTCCACGTGGCGGCGCAGCTCCCGCACCGCGGCGAGCTGGTCACCGATCTCCTCGTCTCGGAGGTCACGCGCCACCAGCCGGGCGATGCGTTCGATGAGGACCCGCTCCGCGTCCAGGTACAGCGCGGCCGTAGCCCGAGCCAGGCCCGCGGCCTGGTCGGGGGACACGGCCACGGCCTACTCCTCCTCGGTGGCGGCACCGCCGAGGGTGATCGGGTCGGGCACCGACCGGCCCGACTCGGCTGCGATCTTCGCGGCCTCCGCATCGATCTGCGTGTCGTCCCAGTCCGGGTGGAGCATCGCCACGCGGGTCCTCGTCGACGCGGCCTCGGCAGCCGTGATGAGTTGGAGGGTCTTGGCCTGCACCTCGGGGTGGTCGGTGGTGCCGTCCGGCCACTCGATCTGCAACCCCTCCGGGGTGACGGCTCGGCGGAATCGGGCCGCATCCAGCTGAAGGATGATGCTCCACAGTCGCCGGAGCTGCGGCCGCCAGTAGTTGACCTTCCGGCCGCGAGTCGTGAACGACTTGTTCTCCCGCGTCCGGACCTCCGTCGCGGTCATCGCGTTCGCGGTCTCGGTGCTGTCGCCGAACGTCTGCATCGAGTAGCCGGCCGACTGCACGATCTGCGAGGTGAGCGCGTCCACCGTGGACTGGTGCTCCTCCACCCTGATCTTGAATTGGTTGAGGGTGAGCCCGCCTTCCGAGGTGGGCGGCATGGCCAGGGCCTCGTACACCTCACGTTCGGCGTTGAACGCCGCGCCTTTGCCGGTGCCGAGGTCGTCGAGGTAGGCCTCCGGGACGATGATCCGCGCCTTCGCGAGGCGCAGGTCCCGCATCCACGACGTCCACGTCTCGTCGAGGGCGTCCAGCATCGGTTCCAGGGTGGAGTAGTCCGACCTGCCCAGCGGCGAGCCGCGGAGGACCCTGTTCGGGCGCATGTTCGGCACGTACACCACCGACAGCCCGTCGACGTCGGTGGTGATGCCGCCCTGCTCGTCGACGAGGACCGCGAACGCCTCGGTGTCCGGGTGGTCCTCGAGCGGCACCATCGTGCCGAGCCGGTCGCTGGTGCCCTTGTACAGGCCGTGGTACACGCGGCCGCGCTCGTGGCGCTCGAGGTGCCGCCACACCTCGCTCGTCTTCTCGTCCTCCGCGACGACCCGCCAGAACGTGACCGCAGCGAGCCGGCCCCGGGTGAACTCCGGGACGGCCACGTCGGCCGGGATCACGTCGACGAGCGGGTGGTCCGCGACCGTCTCGTCCACGGAGCCGCGCAGGTACACGCCGCCGTATGCGGCGCAGGTCTCGCCGGCTTCCAGCAGCAGCGGGTGCATGCCGATCAGCTCGTCCGCGAGCTCGAGCACGCGGGTCTGCGTCTCCTTGTCGTCCGTGTGGAACTGCGGCGGCTCGGAGAACAGCAGGTCCGCGGAGGTCTCGGCGATGTCCCCGGCGAGCGGCACGTGCAGTTTCGGGTTCCGCTGCTGCCCGGACGACAGCGGCGCGCCCCAGAACCAGCGGGCGACCTTCCCGACGACGCCGCCGCGGTGCTGGCTGGGCCGGTCGAGCTGTTTCAGGTCCACACCGCCGGAGCTGTTGCCGCCGTACACCTCCGCGAGCTCATCCGGGTTGCCGGAGTACCAGGCTCCCCACTCGCGGAAGAGGCGCTGCTCGGGTTCGATGGCGCGGGGCGGCCACTGCTGGTCACCGATGGGCAGGGGCATCAGACCGTCGCCTCCGGGTGTCTGTGCTGGCGGGTAGGGGTGACAACCTGACGCCCCTGGGTAGCGGTCAGTCGCCGTCGCGGTCCCGGTCGGTGGGGTGCTCGATCGCCTCCGCGACACGGAGCATCCCGATGCGCTCGAACCAGGTCATGCCGTCCGACCACCAGGTGCTCAGCCGTGTCTGCCCGTCGACGTCGGTGACCTTCATGACGACGACAGCGCCACCAACCAGGTCGTCCGCCGCGAGGGTGCAGCGCATGCCGAGGGCGTCGACCACGGGACCGAGCGGCTGGGTGCCGTCCTCGTCAGGGCCGGCGGTGGTCACTGGCGGGACGCGACCACGGCTGCGCGGACGGCCCAGTCCTTGGCCTCGATCAGCTTGCCGAGGCTCGTGGTGACCTCCGGCCCGGTGAGGGCGACCAGGCGGTGCGCGAGGTCGTGGAACGGCTTCGAGACCTCGGCCAGGTGCGGCGGCAGGTGGCTGTAGTCGAAGTGGCGCAGCACGGCGGCCGTGGCGGGGTGCACGTCCGGGCCGTCGGTCCGGTTGTCGCTGGTGGTGTTGTCGTCCATGGGGTCTCCTCGGTGGATGCGCTGGTGGGCAGGGGCGTCAAGCTGTCACCCCTGGCTGAGCTGGGGTTACTCGCCCTTACGGACGATGGAGTCGTGCCACCGGAACTCGGCGACGACCTTCCCGGCCCGGTAGAACCGGGTCACGGAGGCCGTGCCGCCGCCGAAGTCGCCGTCGACGTCCTCGTTCTTCCACGAGTCGGCCAGCACCTCGTGCGAGGTGTCCCCGCCCGTGGTGACGACGTAGGTGGCCAGGTCACCGATCTCCTCGTACGGCATGGGTCTGCTCCGTTCCAGGTGTCAGGCGGCCATGCGGACGTGCCGCCGCCATAGATGCTCGGTGGATGCGATCGCGTACCGGCCACCGTCGAGCGAATGGTCGGCGGTCTTGATGGGCTTGTCCTCACCCCGCTCGGACGCCTTCGTGTCCCACGAGTAGCCGGGGGCCTCAGCGATCCAGCCGGCGCACCGGTCAGCGATCTTGAGGTTGTCCGTGGCGAGCAGGGACGCGACGGTGCGGATGCCGTGGCCGACATCGTTGGCCGCGGCCGCCACCCGGCGGAGACCGTCGTGGTAGAGCTGCGCCCGGAACGACGCGGCCGCCGGGTCGAGGAACACCCACTCGATGCGGGGCTCCTGCGCGTGCCCGGGCAGGTGCCGCGACTCCATCCAGTCCCGGAACTGCGCGGATTGCTGCGCGTCGGTCAGGGACTGTTGCACGAGGGCACGGTCGTAGCGCCACTCGTCGACGAGGTACAGCGAGTCGTCCCCGCCGAGCCCCAGGAGCAGCCCGGCGGACGTGGTGGACGTGCCGTGGTCCAGCCCGACACCGAACAGGCGACGCATGACGGGCAGCTCGTCCCACCGGATGACGTGCCGGTCCGGCTCCCACATGTCGTACACCGCGCCCTCGGCCGACACCCACTCGCCGAGGATGAACCGCTTGTGCCACAGGCCCGTGTACTCGACCGCCTTGGCGTCGATGTACGCCTTGGATAGGCCCGGGTTGTCGGCCATGACGAAGTGCCACACCCGCCACCCGAGGGTGCTGGCGCGGTCCAGGAACTTCGTCTTCAGCCAGTGGTTCGGGCTGTCCGGGTTGGTCGTGCCGAACAGTTGCGCCCCGTCGACGGACAGCCGGCCGAGGAGCGTCACCCAGAACGACTCGGGCACGAGCGTGACCTCGTCGACGTACGCCCCGGCCAGCGTGATGCCGCGGATCTTCGGCTCGGCCTTCGCGTCGTTCGCGCCGAGCACGTGCACCAGGCGGCCCATCACCGTGGCGGTGGGCGCCCCCGGCTGCCAGGTGATGGCACGAGGGTCGATCTGCTCGATCACGTCGAGGACGTTCCGCCCGATCGTGTCCCTCGTCTTGCCGATCATGGCGAGCGGCCCGGGCGGGGCAGCGTGCACGTACCGCAGCCACCGCAGGATCGACGCGATGGTCTTCCCGGACCGGATGGAACCGTGCCAGATGTTGACCGGTGCCGTCGCCTCACGGATGCTCGCCCGCTGTTTCGACGACAGCACGCGGGCCTCCTACCGGGTGAGGGCCATGAACTCGCTCCGCATCGCCGGGTCGGTGCGGAGCTGACCGGCGAGGTGGCTGGTCACCATCTCCGCGCCGGTGGCCCTGGCCCCGCGGTGGGTCATGCACGAATGCGCCGACCGGATGACGCAGCCGGCGGCCCTGGTGTCGAGGTGCCGGGTGAGCGCGTCGACGACCTGCTGGCCGAGGCGTTCCTGCACCTGCGGGCGGGCCGCGTACTCCTGCACGACGCGGGACAGCTTGGACAGGCCCACGATCCGCGCCCCGGCGCTGGGGAGGTACCCGACGGTGGCTGTGCCGGTGAACGGGAGCAGGTGGTGCTCGCACACGGAGATGAACGGCACCGCGGTGACGACGATCAGGCCCGGGTCGTCGGACTCGGGCGGGAACGTGGTCTTGAGGTGCCGGTCCGGGTCGACGTGCTGCCCGGCGGTCATCTCGGTGAGCGCCTGCACGAGCCGGCGGGGCGTGTCTCGGCTGGCGTCGCTGTCGGGGTCGTACAGGCCGAGCTGGCCGAGCATGAGCGCCGCCGCGTCCACGGCCGGCGAGTTGGCGGTGGTGGTCATCAGCGGCTCCGCTCGTTCGGCCACAGCAGGGCGTGCAGGCGGGGCGTCAGGTTCCACCCCATCCGCAGCAGGTACGGGTCGGTCAGCAGGTCGCGGGCCGACGCGAGGAGCTGTCCGGGCTGGGTGCCTTCGGGCATGATCCACACGGCCCGGGCCGGGACGCTGTAGCGGCGCACGATGTCTCGTACGTCCTCGAGGTCGTCCCGGTCGGTGGCCACGAACTTGAACACGGCGCGGCCGTCCCGGGCGAGCGCGGCGAACTGCTTGAGCGCGCCGGGGCGGAGGGTGCGTTTCTCGTCCATGCCTGCGTGCGCGAGCTTCGGGGACACGTTGAACCGGACCCGCGGCCGCTGGGTCAGCTCGTCGGTGGGCGGGATGGTGCCGTTGGTCTCGACCTCGACGTCCTGGTCCAGCTCGTCCAGCCCGTCCAGCAGGGCCGCCATGCCGGGGCGGCGCTGGTGCATCAGCGGCTCGCCACCGGTCAGGACGGTGAGGCTGACGGGCTCGCCGGATGCGGCCACAACGTCGAGCAGGTCGCCGGCGGGCCGGTCGGTGATCTCTGCCTCGAGGTCGTGGCGGGTGGCGTCCCACGAGTACGGGGTGTCGCACCAGGAGCACGAGAGGTTGCAGTGGCCGAGGCGGATGAACGTCGCGGGGCGGCCGGTGGAGGGTCCTTCGCCTTGGATGGTGGGGCCGAAGACCTCCACGGTCGGCAACGTCGGTGTGTCGGTCACGCTGACCACCCGGCCTCGTTGACGTGGGTCTCCCGCACCCGAACGTGTGTGACGTCGGCGGAGGCGTCCAGGCTGTCCAGGATCAGCGTCGTGACCCGCGCCAGCAGCAGGGCGGCGCTCTCGACGGTCGGCCACGACAGGTCGCGGGTGTAGGCGTCCCAGCCGATGACGTACACCTTGGAGCCCATGTCGCGGAGCAGCGGCACCAGCGGGTCGTCGTGGCCGAGCATCGCGCCGTGGTCCAGGTGGGTGTCGATCCAGTCGCGCAGCTCGGCCTTGAGGCGGCCGAACTCCACGACCGTTCCCACCTCGTCGATGGGGCCGGCGACTGTGATGTCGGCCCACCAGGAGTGGCCGTGGAGGTTCTGGCACTTCCCGGCCAGCGGCGGGAGGCGGTGCGCGGTCTCGAAGTTGTGCCGCACCGTCACCGTGTGGAGGGTCACTGGTCCTGGTCCTCTCCGGTCGTGATGGTGGCCCAGAACTCGCCGTCCTCGGACCAGCGCACCGTCGCGACGTTGACGATGGGGGCCAGCGCGACGGCGAGCTGGCGGGCGAGCGTTTCGCAGGACCTCGCCCCGTAGTCGACGAGGCCGGTGTCGGTGTCGTGGCCGAGGCGGCGCGCCTCGGTGTCGACGAGGTGGGCGAGGTCGTGGAACTCGACGTCGCGTTCGTCGTGTCCGACCCGGGCCTCCACGTCGATGTGGAACAGGTGTCGGTGCGCGCACCGCAAGTACGACCGGTCGCCGTGCGCGTCGGGCCAGTTGTGCAGCCCGGGCACGGTGACGCGGGCTCCGATGGTCACGGCCATGGGTGGGTGTCCTCCCGGGCGGCGTCGATGGTGTGCTGTACGGCCATGGCCGTGTTGCTGATGATCTGGACGCCGCGCTCGTACTCGTCCCGCGAGTACCACATGTCGGGTGGGAAGTCGGCGAAGTGGTCGAGCAGCGCCCACGAGTGCCACGACTTGAGCCACCGCAGCCCGGTCAGCCACGACGACGAGTCGCACGAGCCGCGGTACGGCATCGCGAGGGTGGTCGGGCTGGGTGAGACGCCGAGCAGGTGGGTCCAGAGGTACGGGTACGCCTTGGCGCGCTCGGCCATCGTCCAGACGAGGCGCATCCGTGTGGGTGCCGGTGCCTTGACGAGGTTCCCGAAGCACAGCCGGTCGTACTCGCCGGCGAGGGTGTCGTAGTAGTCCCAGCCGTCGAGCATCGGGTGGTACACGGGCATCGGCGTGATGCCGAGCTCGGTCTCGATGCGGGCGCGGGTGCGCGGCTTGTGCTCCACGCCGCCCTGGTCCAGCTCGATGACGCCCCACAGCCGGTCGGCGTACCGGTCGACGATCTGGGCGTAGCGGTCCCACAGGTCGTCGAACCCGTCGATCTCCTCCGGCGGCATCGACAGGCCGTCGTCGTGGGACACCTCGTGGGCCCGGGCGTGCGACATGGCCAGGTTGAAGATGCCGGAGTCGAGCAGGACGGCGCGCTCGTCGCACAGCCGGTCGAGGATCGTGGCGTCCTTGTCGTTCTCGATCTCGTTGACGGCGACGAGGACGTGCGGCTGCTGGCTCTGCGCGATGTGGTCGATGTCGCCGGCGAGGAAGTACGTCCACGTCGCGTCGGGGTCGTACTTCCCGCCGCTGGTGGGCTTCACCCCGTCCGGTAGCTGCCGGGTCATGCGGTGGCCCCGGCGTCGAGTTCCACGGTCTCGTCGGGGAACGCTGCCCGGTGCTTGTCGAGCAGGTGCCCGGCGAGGAACAGGTTCGGCTGCACGAGCAGGAACGGCGTCTCGCGGGCCTCGGTGGTGGTGGTCAGGTACGGCTCCGGGTACGGCGCGAACACGGTGCCGTCGGTGAGGCGGTCGGCCCACAGGTGGTGTTCGTCGCGGAGCCGGGCGATGACGAGGGTGTGGCGGCCGACGCGCCACACCTGCCCGCGGTGGACCTCGGTGGCCGGGTCGTCGAATGTGACGTCCGCGAGGGCGAGGCGTTCCCCGGTGGACGGGGCACGGTCGTCGTCCTCGTCGTCGTCGAGGTTGAGCGGGTCCGCGTCCGCGTTGCGCATCAGCTCGGCGAGCGCGTCGTCGTCGTACCCCGTGCCGTCCAGGTCAGGCAGGTCCTCGGTGAGCAGCGCGAGCAGCGCCTCGCTGTCGTACGTGCCGAGGTCGGACGTCCGGTTGTCGGCCGCCACGATCCGGGCGGCCGACACGTCGTCCACGTCCACCGTGACGGCCTTCACCGTCGACCAGTCGAGCTGCTTGGCCGCGTCGAGGGTGTGGTTACCGGCCAGCACCTCGAGCGGCCGCCCGGTCTGGCGGCCCGTGTTCACGATGATGGGCCGGTACTGCCCGTTGGCTGCGAGGGACGCCGCGATCGCGTCGACGTCGCCGCGGCGGGGGTTGCGGTAGTACCGGGCCAGCTCGGTCACGTTGAAGTCGACGACGGCGAGGTCATGCTCCGGGGTCTGCGTCACTGGTGGAATCTCCGATGAGCTGGTCGAGGAGCGTGGCCACGGCGTTCGTGGACGAGCTCGAGTCCGGGGTGTCCAGGCCGAGGTACTTGGCGCGGCGGTCCATGAGCTTGATGACGCGGTCGACCGCGCCCAGGTCGCCCCGGCGTGCCCGCGACCACAGGCCGAGGAGCATCGCGTCGAGCCGGTCGAGCTCCATGTCGCGGACCCGTTCGGCCGGTTCGCGGGTGATCTCCGTCAGGGCGTCCGAGAGGTCCTGCGCGACCTGCTCGTGGCTGATGTTGAGCTGCTTCGCGATGGCCCGGTACGAGCCGCCGGCCTCGCGTAGGTCGAGCACCTGCGCCATGCGTTCGCGGCGGGCCTTCGTGATGCGTTTCGCCATGGGTGGTTTCCCTCGCCTCCGGTCCCGGTTGTCAAGGGCCCGGGGTGTCAAGGGGTCTCGGTGTTGACGTGGGTCAGTGCCCGGCGGGCTATGTGCGGACTCCGGGGCGTGCGTGTTCGGCGTAGCGCAGGGTCCGCTCGGTGGCGGTGTGGAGGTCCACGTTCGCGGGGTCGAGCGGGCGGATGTGGTGACCGTCCGGGGCGTCGTCGTCCGGGTCGTCGGGCCAGCCGTCGTCTCCGTCGTCGGGGTGGACGTCGAGGAGCGCGTAGACGAGCTCGGACATGTCGCGCTGCATGAGGTGCAGTAGCCAGACGATGACGGCGATGCCGAGGATCACGACGGTGAGCAGCACGGTTCGTCCTCCGGGGCGGTGGGTGTGCCGGCCGTCCCGCCCAGGACCCCTCGAGGGCGGGACGGCCGGGGTCCTGGGGTGCCACGCAGTGGTGCGGGCATGAGAAAGCCCCCGAGCGGGTTGGCGCTCGGGGGCTGTGTGGGCATAGATCGCCCGTCGGGAATGAACTGTTACATATGTTCGAGCCGTTGCGCGAATGTGCTGGTCAGTGGGCGTGTCGTTCGACGGTGTGCACGTTTGTGGGCCTGGTCTCGATTGTGCCGGCGTCGGTGAAGATCGTCGTGTGTCCGGGCCGGTTCTGGGTGCTGGTGACAGTTCGGTTGCCGGTTCGGTGGTGGATGACGTCGCCTTCCTGGATGTCCTGGGCCGCCACGTCCAGCACTTCGACCACTCCGGCGCGCTCGGTGGTGAGTTCGAGAACGATCTGGTCGGCCTTGTGCCCGTGGACGCCGATCGTCTGGCTGTCGCCGATGTGGGCGGTCTCTACCTGCTCGCGCTCGTTGAACACGACGGTGAGGGTGCGGGGGCCTTTTCTGAACGTCATCGTGAGGCCGTCGGCGTCCTGGAGGCTGTGCCAGTCGTACGTGTTGGCGGTGGTGGTGATCCGTTCGCGTTCGGTCATCGTGGGTCTCCGTCTGCCGGGTTTGGTGTGCTGGTGATGACTGTGGCCCGCACGGTGTGTGCGGGCCACAGTGGGTTGGATCAGAACGGGACCTTGCCGCCGAGCTCGCGGATGCGGTCGCGGAGGGCGACGGCCTTCGTGAGGCTGCCGGTGGCGTCGCGCCCGTCGGCGTGCTTCTCGAGGGCGATCCAGCGCTGGCGCTTGAACTCGCGGATCAGGTCGTCCAGCGTGAGGTCTTCGAGCTGGGGCATGCTGTCCTCCTGGGGAAGTTGTGCTGACAGGGAAGACACTACATGCCGTCTAGACGTTTGTCTAGACGTTGCTGGTTGTCTGGCCACGCTGTCGTCCAGGGTTCCGGCATGGTCACGATGGTCGCGGCCGCGAGCGCGGCGATGCTGGCTGTGAGGGTCCACGCGACGACGGTCTCCCACCTGCCGCCCGTGTTCAGGTAGGTGAGGCGGAACCGGCGACTGGTGAGCGGAGCGAGCAGCGGCACGCCTCCGTCTGTCACGAAGTCCCCCGCTAGGTGCGCGGCCCACCCGATGGCGACGGCGGCGGGTAGCCACGTCAGGTCGAGGTCGGTGGCCACGGCCGCGAACGCGAGACCGACGGACGCGGCGAGGTTGGCGGGCCAGAACCGTTCCCACCGGCCGGGGATGAGGTCTTCACAGGCGACGAGGGCGAGTCCGACGAGCAGCGCCACGACGGCGACGGCGGCCCACCCGGCGTGGTTGACGGCCAGGTACGTCACCCCGCCGGCGGCCGCGGCCGCGAGGAGGGTGTGGGTGCCTTTGCGGTGCCCTCCGCACGCCCAGGCGGTGACCCGGCCGATGAGGCGGGTGATCGGTCCCCAGGTCTTGGCGGCTGTGCCGGAGTGGTGGTCGAGGTCGGGGAGCAGCGCTGCGCCGGCGGCCATGACCGTCCCGCCGGCGAGTTCGGCGGGACGGTCGGCGTGGACGACGGGCGCGAGCGCGAGCCATGCGGCCGCGCCGGTCAGGGCGTGGGTGTGGGCGAGCACGCGGTCACCCGGCCTCGATGTCGGGCGCGAGGTCGAGGCGACGCCACCGCAGCGGGCGGCCCTCGATGCGCTCGAGGTAGCCGGCCGTGGTCCACGCCTTGAGCCGGTCCGCGAGGGGCTGGCGGGACGTGAACTCGATGGCGGGGTCGAGCTGGAGCTGTTCGATGGTGGCTCCGTCCGGGTGGCGGGTGAGGGCGTCCCACACGGTGACGTCCTGCTGGCGGATGGGGTGCCCGTCCGGGAAGCGGCGCTGCATCCGCACGGGTTCGACGGTGGGGTGGTCGGTGTCGGGGACGGCGGCCAGGTCGGGCCGGTCGTCGTCGAGGGTGTCGTCCGGGTCGTATGAGGCGACGGTCTCGGACAGGGTGATGCCGGGCAGGTCCGGGGCGGGCACCTTCGCGGCCGTGTCGGTGAGGGTGGCCAGGTCGTCGTCGGGCACGAAGAAAGCACGCATCAACCTCGGGCGGGCCGTGCCGGCGGCGAGGTAGCCGAGGCCGCGCCGCTCGGGGTCGATGGTGGCGGCGTTGACGCCCGCGCCGTCGCCGAGGGCCATGCGGGAGCCGTCGCCGTCGGACATCCGCATCGCGAGGCGGTAGGTGAACCCGGCGCGCATGTCTCCGGTGAGGAGGTTCGCGGACGGGCGCTGCGTGTCGGCGACGACGATGACGCCTACGGACCGGCCGACCTGGAGGATGTCGAGCAGCGCGGTCATGAACTTCTGCCCGGTCTCGGCGGTGGTCTCGAGGGTGAACCGGGCGAGCTCGTCGATGACGAGGACGATGAGGCCGAGGTCGTCGCCGCGCTGGACGTTGCGGTGGCGGCGCTCGCGCAGGATGCGCTGCCGCCGCGCCATGGTGCGGCGGAGGTCGTCGAGCAGGGCGAGCGCTGCCTCGGGGTTGCTGTCGACGTAGGCGGTCATGCGGGGCCGCCACCCGGGCAGTTCGGTGATCTTCCCGTCGAGGCCCCACAGGGACACGCAGGGGTCGAGCGCGGCCGCGGCGGTGATCATGCTGAGCACGTTGGACTTGCCGGAGCCGGACTCGCCGGCGATGAGGACGTGCCGCTCGATCAGGTTGAGCGGGGTGAGGTCGCCGGCCCGGTTGAGGCCGAGGGGCATGCCGTCGTACAGGTCGGTGCGGTTGCTGCCGAGCCAGGGCCACGGGGTGGGGTTGGCGAGCAGGTCCTTGGTGTGGACGAGCACGCGGACGCGGGATGCCTTGCGGGTGTCCTCCAGCACCTCGACGTCGTCGACGCCGACGTCGAGCATGCCCGCCAGGTCCGGGCCCTTGGTGTCGGCCACGGTGCGGCCGTTCTTCCCGGGCGGCAGGATGAGCGTCTGCGCGTACCCGGACGCGATGCGCTCGCGGGTGCCAGCCCAGGCGGCGCCCGCGAGACCGAGGGGCTTGAACGGGTCCTCGACGGCGGGCGCGGCGTCCGGGACGAGGTGGCCGGGCAGGTTCACCTCGACGTGGCGCGGGTCGCGCCGGGTGAGCAGCCACGGCCAGTACACGACCCCGACCGCGGTGGCGAGGACGAGCAGCACGAGATAGGCGGGCCAGGACGGGCCGGTGGCGGTGACCCATGCGGCCCAGGCGAGGAGTAGCGCCGCGCCGACGGCCGCGCCGAGGACCGCGCGGGAGCGTTCCCCACCGCGCTTCGCGGCGAGGTACGCGACGACGGCCGCGCCGGCGGCGGGCAGTCCGTAGACGCCGAGCGCCTGGGTCTGCGCGGCCGCGCCGGCCGCCATGTGGTGCACGGCTGTCAGGCCGAGCAGGCCGTGCCCGGCGGTGTACGGGACCAGCTCGGCGCGGAATCGCCATGCGGCGCGCCCGGTGGCGCGGCTCGCGACGGCGGTTCCGTGCGCGGTGGCGCGCCCGGCGCGGACGGAACCTCGTCCGGTGGCGCGGGCGGCGCGCGCCGTCGTGGCGCGCGCCTTGGCGCGGCGCTGGTCGGGTGTGAACCGGGTGGGGTCGGAACGGTCGGGCGCGAGCTTGACGACCGTAGGCTGTGCCACGGCAGACCTCCGGGGGTCTCGGAGTGTTCTGTCAGCCCGCGCCCCGGCGTGCCTCCAAGCGGACCGGGGCGCGGGCACCTTCACTAGGAACAGGGTAGATCGTAGACATGTAGATATCTACACATCTACATGTCTACACTGATGCGACACGAACAATCGAGGAGGCCCGCCGATGGGCGAAGGATCGGACCAGGGCGACGGACGTCCGGCCGAACCGCCGCGTCAGACGAGGGCGCTCAACATCAACATCACGGCCGAGCTCCACAAGCGGGCCGGTCGCTACCGCGTCGACACGGGGGTCACGTTGACGGCGCAGGTCGAGGAAGCGCTCGCAGAATGGCTCACCCGGAAGGGGTACTGACCGTGGCAGACGCGCAGGGCGCGACTATCCACCCCAGGTTTCTCAAGGCTGGCCCGTGGTCTCTGGCCGTCATCACGGCCGCACTGTTCGGGCTGTCGTTCGTCACCAGCTACCGGGCCTTGTACGAGTACGGGCTCGAACTCGGCTTCGACCAGTCGTTCGCGATCGCGTTCCCGCTCGTGCTGGACGCCGTGACCATCGTCCTCGCGGTGGCGCTGCTCCTCGAGCGGGCGCTCGGCCGGCGGGGCATCACCATCGGTGGTCGGCATCTGCCGCTGCCGTCGTGGCCGCTGCTCGCCCTGTGGGCGTACTTCGCCGGGTCGATCGCCGGGAACGTCGGCCACGCTCCGGAGCTGCTGGCCGCGCAGCTCGTCGCGGCGGTCCCGCCCGTCAGCTCGATGCTTACGTTCCACCTCCTCCTCCGGCTCCTGGACCGGGTGACCGCGCTGCGCGCCGTGGCCGAGTCGTACGAGGACCGACAGCTCGAGGCGCAGGAACGCGCGGCGCGGCGAGCGGCGCGACGCAGCGCGGTCAAGGCGACCCGGAAGCAACAGCAGCCGGCGCAGGAGGCGCAGCCCCAGACCGCGCCGGCGGCCGCGGAAGGCGCGGAGCGCGTCGACGAGAGCGCGCCGAGTGTGCCCGCGCCGACCGTCGAGGAGGCCGCGCCGAGCGCGGCCGCGGAGGCCGATGGCGCGCTCCAACCGGACCGCGCCGAGGCTCCGGTGCGGCGCGGGAATCAGCGCGCCGAGGCGTGGGAGTGGTACCAGGCGCGGCGCGCCGAGAGCGGCGACAGGCCGAGCGCGCCGGAGCTGGCGCGGCACCTCGGATGCTCGGACGGGCAGGCGCGGAAGCTGCGCGCCTACTGCGACGACCGCTGGTCAGAGGAACGGCGCAGTAGTCTGCACGCCGTCCAGTGACCGGCGCGCTGCGGGCGCGCCGGTCCGTCCGGCGCGGTTCGTCGAGGTGTCCGGTGGCGCGCTCGCCGGTGGAGTCGGGGCGCGCCGGACGGGCGCGCTCGGCGCGTCGCTGATGGACGAACTCGGCGCGGTGGTTCTCGGTTCGCGCCGCGCCTGACAGGTCCCCCGGAACGCAGAAAGGCCCCCGCGCCGTGTGTGGCGCGGGGGCCTTTCCGGCGTACCGAGGTCCGGGTATGCCCCCGGGGTCCTCGGCCCCCTTCCGACCGCTCCGAAGCGGCCAGCGTCGGTCCCGAGTATAGGCGGGGTCAGCGGATGGTGACGGTGTGGCCGGGGAAGTCCGCCACCAGGCGGACGCGGCCGCCGAGGGCGTCGACGTAGCGGCTGATGGTGTCCACCTCGGTGTGGGCCAGGTCGGCGGACTCGAGGATGCTGATGCGCTTCTGGCTGACTCCCATCTCCTTGGCCAGCTCGGTCTGGGTGCGGCCCTGGGCCTTGCGGATCTCGGCCAGGTGGTAGGCGGCGACCTCGGCGTCAAGCTGTGCCCGGGCCTCGGCCAGGGCCTCCGGGCTGATGTCCCGCTTGGCCTCCTCCGGGTGGTACACGACCCACGGACGGCCATCGGCGGTCCGGGGTGTGGTGTCGGCGGCGTTGGTGGTCATCGTCCCTCCTCCTCCATCGCTTCCAGCCACTCGTCATAGCGAGTGTCCGCGACCTTGATGGCGGTCTTGTACCAGCGGTTCCACTCCCCTCGCTTGTCGCCGCCCACCAGGAGGATGGCGCGTCGCTTGGGGTCGAACACGAACAGCACGCGGATGGTGCGTGCTCGAAGCTCTTTCATGTTGTGGTGGCGGCTGTTCTTGATCGTGTCGACGACCGGGCGGCCGAGGCCTGGACCGTCCTGGCCCAGGCGGTCCAGTGCGTCGGCCATGAGGGCGGCGTCGGCCTCGTCCAGACCTTTCCGCCACTCGGCGACGTCGGGATGCTGGATGATCGTCCACACATCCACAGGATATACCTCCGATGGTATTTCGCCCACTGTGTCACGTCACGCCACACGGCACACAACAGCCGTCACCCCGCTGAGGACGGCCCTCGGCGGGGTGACGTGACGTGACATGGGCCTTCAGAGCTTCCGGAGGAAGCGGGCCAGGCCGCGGTGAGCGGCTCGACGGGTGCGGCGTTTGGCGTACGCGCTGGGGCCACGGGACGCAGCCTGTACGTCGCCCTTGACCCGTAGGGCTTTGAACAGCCATCGCATGGTCAGGCATCCTCTCGCGTCGTGTCGAGGTGGGCCAGTGCGGCATCTGCCGCGACACGCACGGGGCAGGGCCAGGCGACCGGCTCCGGTGCATGGACACGCGTGCAGTCGTCCACTTCCTCGGCGTCGTAGCAACAGGGCCGAGACGGCCGGCTGCATGCCCGGCACCGACCGTCAGGCACCCAGTGGTTGGCGATCACCGTGCCCTCGTAGTTCTCGCGGACACGGAGCATGTTCCCCTCAGCGTGGGTGACGGCGAGCTCGCGGAGCTGGGCCACGGTCTCGGTCACGTCGGACCGGGGACGGGTTTCCGGGCCCCGGTCGCGGGTGCTGGCGGCGGTCATGGCGTGCTCTCGCCTGTCGGCTCGTCCATGGCCTCGTCGACGCGCTTCTTGATCAGGTTGAAGGTGTCGCGGCCGGGATGTTTCCCGGCGGTGACCACCTTGGTCGAGTGCACGGCGTCGAGCACCGCGTCGAGGGACCGCTCGACCTGGCGGCGGCGGTTCCGCTCGAGGTGGGCTCGACGCTCGGCCGCGGCCGCCAGGGCACGGGCCTCGGACACCTTGGCGCGGGCCACGGCGATCACGGCGGCGTCGGCGGACGGGGCGACGTGCGGGTCCTGGGTGCTGGTGGTCATGAGGTTGCCTCCTGGCAGACGTGCGACGCGGGGGCGTCGGCCGGTGTGGGCGGCTCGTCTGGCGGGTTGGATACGAACAGGGCGATGCCGAGGACGAGGCCGGCGAGGTGGTGGCGTTGGATGCGGCGGCGGAGTCGGGGACGCTTCATGGGGTCCTCCCTGGGTTGAGGCCGGCGAGGGTCGGGGTGGGGGGGGAAGCTGTCACCCGACCCCCGCCGGGGCCTGTGTCAGGCCGAGATGATCCGGGGACGGACGCGGTAGTGCTGGCTGCACCCGAAGGTGAGCTGGCGGCGGTGGTCGTGCGCCTCTTCGCGGGTGTCGAACGTGACGATCTCCTGCCACGCGGCACCACCGTGATCGCGGCCTTCCACGACGTAGACCTTCTTGGCCGGGTGCGGGGAGCCGGGTTTGAGGTTGTCCAGGCGGGCGAGGAACAGCGGGGCGTTGCCGGGACCGCGGACGTAGGCGCGGTCGCCCTGGATGCTGTCGACGGTCCCCCACTGGCCGCTGGCCGTGTCGGTGACGACGGTGCCGCGGCCGGGGACGGGAGTGCTGTCGGTCATGGTGTCCTCCTGGGAAGTGGTGCAGTTGTGCTGACAGGAGAAACACTACCCGACTGTCTAGACGTATGTCTAGACGATTGCGGAGATTCGTTCACACCGGGGTTCTTGGCTGACCCCGGGGGGCGGTGGCGGCGGGCTCCATGTCGCGCCGGTGGAGAGGCCGGCACCCGCCGCCACCGCGTCTATGGGCGGCCCGTCAGCTGGCGGTCGCGAACGTGACGGTCGCGGGCTGGGTCACCGGCTCGGACTCGTCCGGCTCCCACGTGCACTCGTAGCCGAAGTAGATCGGAGTGCCGTCAGGCAGCTCGCCGACGTACGCCGGACCGCAGACCCACTCCCCTCCCTCGTTGGCCTGGGCGGCGGGTGCGGCCGTGGCGGCCACGCCGAGGGCGAGTCCGATACCGGCGAGCGCGGTGGCGGTGCGGGTGATGATCTTGCGCATAGTGGTTGCCCTCCTTGGGCGTCTACAGGCGGGCCGGGTGCCTGCCTGTGGTCTTGGGGTGGGGTCAGAACGGCGGTTCTTCGGGCGGGGTGCTGCCCGGGCCGGTCCCCCACGGGTCCGCGCCCTGCTGGCGCGGGGCGGGCTGGCTGCTCCACGGGTCCGCCGCCGGGGCCTGCTGCGCGCCTCCGCCGTACCCGCCGCTGCCGCCGTTGCGCTGCGTCTTGGCGACCTTCGCCGTGGCGTAGCGCAGGGCGGGGCCGATCTCGTCGAGCTCCATCTCGACGACGGTCCGCTTCTCCCCCTCGCGGGTCTCGAACGAACGCTGCCGCAGCCGGCCCTGGGCGATGACGCGCATGCCCTTGGACAGGGACTCGGCGACGTTCTCGGCGACCTGCCGCCACACCGAGCAGCGCATGAACAGGGCGTCGCCGTCTTTCCACGTGTTGCTCTGCTTGTCGAAGGTGCGCGGTGTCGAGGCGATGGTGAAATTCGCGACGGCCGCGCCGCTGGGGGTGAACCGCAGCTCGGGGTCGTCGGTGAGGTTGCCGACGATGGTGAGGACGGTCTCGCCTGCCATGTCAGGCCTCCGTTTCGGTGTCGTTGGCGTGAGCGTCCGCGGCTTCTTCGGCGGCCTCGAACGTGGTGTATCCGGCGCGTTCGTCCTCGCAGCCGGGTGTGAAGCACTGCCAGCCCCACGGGTTGCGGGGTTGGAGTTCGGCGTCGGCGAATACCTCGACGTCGTGTACGGGGACCCTGCGCATCAGAAGCACGCGTCGCAGGCGCAGTGGGGACGGATTGGCTTGCCGGGGCTGTTGCCGCCGCCGCAGCGGGGCGACGGCCAGTGCCGGGGTGCGAACCCTCCGGTCTGGCAGGTCGGGCACGCCTCGACGGCGGCGCGTGCGGCGGGGGTGGCTTCGAAGCTGGCGTAGGTGTAGCCGTCGGGCATCACCAGCTCGGCTGGTTCGGGTGCGGTCGTGGCGGAGGTGGCGGTGAGCTGCATGGGAGGCCCTTCCCGGTGTTCAGGGGGTGGGGGGTCACATGCGACCCCCCGGGTGCGTGGTGTTGTGCTGACACAAGCGACACTACCCACTGCCTAGGCGTGTGTCTAGACGTACGCCTAGGCGATTCCAGCTCAGTTACCGCCTGGAGTGAGATCGAGCAGGTCTTCGAGCGCGTACAGTGCTCGCCGTTTCTCCCGGCCTCGCTCTTTCACGCCGTACCGGCGGACCCACTGCCGGACGGTGGCTGGCGCGACGCCGAAGTAGTGCGCGGCTGCGTAGGCGTCCACCAGCGTCAGATGTTGACCTTCGACGGTGGTCACGGTGCCTCGATCGGGTCGTCGCGGGTGGGCCAGTTCTCCCAGCCGAGGGCCTGAGGGCCGAGTACCGCCTTAACGGTGTCCTCGTCGCGGGGCCGCCATATCTCGGCGCGGATGCCGGCGGCGCGGAATCCGGCCAGCCACTCGGCCTGGTCGTCGCTCACCTGACCGGTCTCGGTCTTGAGTTCGGCCACCATGAACAGGCCCCGGCGCGGGTGCAGCAGCGCGAGGTCGGGCCAGCCGGCCTTGACGTTCTGCACGTACCGGCGGCCGCTCGCCGCGGTGCGTGGGGTGTTGTCCGGGGCGTGGTAGCGCATCCACCCGTACGCCTGGGCGATGTTCTCCACGAGGGTCTGCCACTGGCTTTCCCTGATGGTGCGGAGGCGCTTCTCGGTGGGTGTGAGGCGTCGGCTCACTCACGGGCTGGGGAAGGGTCGGCGGTGGTGTTCTGGTCAGTGTCGCGGCAGGCGCGGGACGCGCAAAGCCAACGGCCGGGGTTGCTGGGGTGGGGCACGACGGACCGGCGGCCGCACGAGGTGCAGCGGCCACGAGTCGGGCCGCTGCTCTCATCGCCCACGAGGCGGCTGCCGGTGCGGGTGAGCCGCCATACGGCCGCGGCGACCTCGGCCACGACGTCATCCGGGGCGTCGGGAAGGCGCTGGCGGATCACGTCGACCGCGTCGATCGCGCCTGCCGGCGGTTCCACTCCCCCGTCGCCGAGGGCGTCGCCGTGGCCGCCGGTGGAGCCCAGGACCTCGCCCACGAGGTCGGAGAGTTCGGACTCGGCCAGGGTGAGGTAGTCCAGCACGTCCAGGTTGATCGGTATGGGTGCGTGCACCTGGGTTGCTCGCCGGTCGGAACGCGGCCCGTACGACGTCGATCCGGCCTCGAGCATGCTCGGGGCCGAGAGGGTCCGGATGTGTTCGGCGGCCTCGGTGAGGGCCTGGTCGGCGGCGGCCAGTACGTCGCCGCGGTTGTGGACATGAGAGGAGGTCACGGGCATCTGCGGGGGCTCCGGAGGGTCCTGGTGCGGCCGGGGAAGTTCGGCTAAACGCTACGTTGCAAGGATCTCCGATGTCCATCGTTGCTGGATGAAATTTCCAGGATCGCTGGAAGTGTGACCAGTCTGTTAGTAACGTCTCCTCCGCACGAAGCCAGCCCGCTTCGCACGATCAAAGGACCCCTGGAAAATGCCCGACAACGCGTTGCACGCGCTGATACGGAAACGGCGGGAGGCGCTTGGCGTTGACGGCCGCCCGGTGCCGTACGAATGGGTGGCGAAACAGGCGGGCGTGCCGGTCTCGACTGTGCACGCCCTCGCCACGACCGAACTGAAGGCCCTGACCGAGGGCACCCGCTCGAGGCTGACCGCGATCGCGCGCGCTCTCGACGTCGACCCGGGTGAGCTCGAGGCTGCAGCCATCGAGTCCATGGGCTACCAGGTGCGTGCCACCTACACGGAACTGGACTCTGACCATGAGGTACTTATTGGTGCATACGACGAGCTGGACGACGACCAGCGGCGGCAAGTAGTGGAGTACGCCCGGTTTCTCAGGTCACAGCGACGATCCGGGTAATGGTTTTCCGGGGGGCGTCGTTATCGAGTCGAGCCGGGTGCACTCGCCTTTGTAAGGTGCGCCCTCGGGTTTGAGGGAACGGTGGTACGTCCCGTGGACGTAGAACGATATGAAGCGCTCGGCACGCTCGGTGTCGCCGTGGTGGTTGACCAGGCCGCTGGCGTGGTGATGATCGACGCGGCGCTTTCACACGACGAGGCGGTCGACGCCATCCAGCATGTGATGCCGGATGTCCCGCCGGACGCGGTTGAGCACTGGGTGGAACGTCAGTTGCCGACCGCGGAACCGCTCGCGCAGTGGCTTCCGCTCGAGATGGGTGCGTCGCTGGGCGGCCCGTCGACGTCGGTCCCGCCGGTGCTCTCCACCAGGCTGAATCTGCCGTCGGCGTTCGTCTCCTCGCCGGCCCCTCCGCCTACCCCGGCACCGCCGGTCCCGCCGGCGGTTCCCGCGAAGGCCCCCACTCCCCCGCCGAACCGGGCTGCGCGGCGAGCTCGCAGCCGACGCCATGCGCGCCCGTCCCGGTCGCGGCGCTGGGTCGGCCGGGTCGCGACCGCCACCGGCGCGACGTCGATCGGTGCCGTTGCGGCCGCGGTGATCCTGGCGCCCACCGGGGCGGTCGCTGATGCGTGGGACGACCCGATCTTCTCGCGGGTTGCCACCGAGGCGGAGCTCGTGTGCACGCCGTTAGAGGGTGAGCCGCTGCGGGCGCAGTGCACCGATGCCCGCGGTCATGTGGCGGACGCAGAGGCGACGGTCGGGCCGGACTCGATCACGTACGCGTTCTCGGGCGGCGTCGACCGGACCGTGCTCAAGGTCTTCTCCTCGGCGAGGGCGATGCGTCGGTGGGCGGCCAGTCTCGTGGAGCCGGCGTCGTACCCGAATCTCGCGACCGGTGACCGGGTGGCGTTGTACGGGTCGGAGCCGGCGATGTTCGCGCCGGTCGAGGGAATGTTCAACGAGCAGATCACGGCCGAGAAGGTCGCGCCGGTCGTGCTGCGCACCTCGTACGCGATGGGTATGCTGCCGGACTCGCTGGCCCTGGCGGCGAAAGAGGCCGACCCGTCGCTGGACATCGGCGGCAGCGTCAAGCCGGCGCCGGAGGTTCAGGCGCACGCTGCCACGGTGCTGGCTGGGTCGGAGGAGCTGGGGTCCAGCGACCCGGGCCTGCCTGACGAGGTGTCCGTTCCGGTTCCGGAGGATCCGCGGACCCCGCCGGCCACCCCGGAGGTATCCACTGACCCCCCGGTGGCTGCTCCGCCGGCCGTTCCGGACACGGAGGGCAGCCCGGACCAGGACGAGTCGGTGTCCGACACGGAGGACGGCGAGGGTTCCGCGGGTGAGGCCGAGACCGACGAGCCGGTGGAGTACGTGCTCACCGACCCGATCGTTCCGTCGTTGCCCACGGTGCCGACGGACCCGCCGCCGCCACCTCCTCCGCCGCCGGAAGAGGACCAGCCGGTGTCTGAACCTCCTCCGGAGGACCCGCCCGTGGACGAGGAGCCTCCTCCGGAGGAGGACCCGGAGACCGAGCCAGACGCGCCCGACGAGGGGGCTCCGGATGCGGAGACGCCAGAGGAGGACGCGCCGTCGGACGATGACCCGCCGAAGGACGACGGTGAGGGCGAGGACACTGGTCAGAAGCCGCCGGACGACGAGCTGCCGCCCGAGGAAGACCCGGGCGAGGAAGACCCGGGCGAGGACGAGCACCCTGGCAAGCCGGACCCGGACACGGAGCCGCCGGTCGACGATGACGACGAGGAGGAGGAGCAGCCGGACCGCCCTGACCCTGACGGGGAGGAGCCCGGCGAGGAGGAGTCCGGCGATCCGGACACCACTCCCCCGCCGTTCGACGAGGACGAGCATCCCGGCCAGGGCGACCCGGACACTCCGCCGCCCCACGAGGACGGTCTGCTGGACGACGAGCACCCCGGCCAGGGGAAGCCGGACGATCCTCCGCGGCCGCCCGACACACCGGGCACGACGGGGACGCCGCTGTACGACTCGGTGGCCAACGTGATGGAGCCCCTTCTCGACGTGGCGTGAGAAGGGGCTCCGACGAGGGCTGGGTCAGGCTGGAACGGCGCTGGCCTTTGTGACGGTGACGGCTGCGGTCGACGAGCTGATGACGTCGCTGATGACGTTCCACGCCTCGTCGGACAGCTCGCCGGTCTGGTGCGCGGCCATGAGCAGCCCGTACATCATGGCCATGGTGCGCAGGCTGGCGTCGGAGACGGGTTCGCTGGTCAGGTCCAGGTCGCGGGCGTCGAAGTAATCCCTCCACAACGCGGCCAGCTGGTCCACGCTCGCGAGCGTGGAGGGTGTGGCTCGCTCAACTGCGGCGTCGACCCGTGTCACGAACCGGTCGGGTGTGGCCATGGGTGGGGTCCTCCTGAGGTCGCGGACCCGCGCCGTCACGCGGGGCCCAGCTACAGGGTAAGGCCCGATGTCCGTTTCGTGCGTCAGTTTCGCCTCGTGTGGCGTGATCATGCTCTCGGCATGTGAGCGGCCCCGCACCTCGAAGGTGCGGGGCCGCAGGCCTCCCAGCCTCGTGCAGAAGGGTGTCAGCACAACTCCACTTACCAGGAGGAGGCCAAGTCTACCGTTCACGGGCGCCAATCACAGGCGTCCCATGCGTCACAGTCCTGTGGCGTGCCGGGAGACTCTGCGAGCCGGCGCCCACGAGGGCGCATAGGGTGTGCGTCGAGCGGTGCAGCTCTGTTCCGCTCGGACAGAAATGCGGGCCCTCGTACGCCAGCAAACTTGGCGGTGAGCAGCGTACGGGGCCCGTCCCACACATCGAGCACCCGGAGGTGCGTAAGTGCGTTCGCAACACATGATGCATCCCTTGACCGTCAATGTCCAAGGTTGGACACCGTGAGCGGGCTCGGGACCGTCCTGGCAATGCGATGGCTCGGGTTCTTCGTCCTGGCAGTCGGGCTGCTGTTGGTCATGCTGATCGGTGCGGTCATGCCGTCCCGTCAGGTGTACGTGCTCGAGCTGACACGGCTGGTCGTTCCGAGCGCCGATCCCCCGCGCCACAAGCGACGACGCGAGTAGGGCTGGTCGTTACCGGCGCAGCTCCCGCCGCTTGACGGCTTTCCGGCACGCGGCACAGTCCGGCGGTGCCGCGCCGGGTTGCAGCACGGATGCAGCTCGGCGCGGCTGGCCGTCGTCGCCACGAACGACCTGCACCGTCACGTGAGCACCGCACATCGGTGTTCCGACGCCGGCGACGACGTCACCAGCGGTGGCGTGCCGGTACGGCTGGCCGCTGGCGCTCGTCCGGTTTGGCTGGGTGGCCAGTGCGGGGCGGTCCAGCGGTTCGCTGTCGGCGCCGGCGTCGATGAGCAGGGCCAGGAGCTGGTCGGCGCGGACGTAGTGTTCGCCGGTCAGGTGGTCAGCCAGCACGGCGACGGATTGAGGGCCGGCGGTGATCGTGTGCTCGCAGAGCTCGACCGGGCAGGTGACGTCGTGGGTGGTCATCGACCGGCCTCGTCGAGGGCGCCTTTGGCAATGTCGATGTATGCGCAGGCTCTCTCCCGCGCCTCGACCTGCTCGCGGGTGAGGTCGGCGGTCTCGCGCCAGTCCGAGCGCAGCACGTCCTGGGCTTCGCCGAGCAGACGGAACGATTCGCGGCGCATCTGCTCGAATGTGACTGGCTCGTTGGTTCCGGACGGGAACGGTTCTGGCCGGTCGAGCTCGGTCCGCGGTAGACCGGCGACGTGGACGAGAGCGGCGAGGATGTGGCGGGCGTTGTTGTGGTCGACGCCGGCCAGGACCTCGCCGAGGTTGACGGGGCGCGCCTCCGCGATCGACAGCGCCGCGGCAATGACGCGGCGCTCCCCACCGGACAGGATGCCGTCGTTATCGAGCCAATCGGCGGCCTCAGTCCAGTCGATCCACATCCGGGTGTGGTCCTGGTCGAACTCGTCGCCGGGGCGTGCCAGATGGGCGACCTTGCGGAGCATGCCGCTGTCCGTCAGGAGCTTCACGGCGGCCTCGTCGGGGAGGTATCCGTGTGCCCAGGTGGCGAGCGCGGCCGCGAGAGCGGTTGTGTCGGTCACGGTGGGGTCCTTCCGTGGTGTGGTGGGCAGGCTACCGCCGACGTCGGACACGTCGGCGGGGCGGCTCGCAGCAGGGGTGCAGCGTCTCCCCCAGCTCCACGAGCAGCGGGTCCATGCGGGTGCCGCAGGCGTGGCAGGTGCGGTCGGAGCGCTCCGGGGGTAGCTCCTCCGGGTCTGGTGGGAGGAGGCCGGCGGCCGCCAGCGCCTCGGCGCGCTGGCGCGGTGTCTGCTGCTCGGCGGTCACGCTGGCCTCCTGTGGTCCTCGTGGCTGTCCAGCGCCTCGTCGAGTTCGCGCCGGCGGCGGGCTGTGGTGATCTCGCTGTCGTCGACGTGTGGTGGCTGGGCGGGCTCGCCGCGGGCGACGCGCTCGGGCCGGGTGGGTGCGTACCTCTCGCACAGGAGTGCTTCGAGGAGCTCGGCGCGGGTCATGCGGAGTCACCTCCTCCCCCGGAGCCTCCGGGCTTGCTACGCCTGAGATTCCTCGCGCTGCTTGACCATGACGACGGCTCCGGCGACCGCGCCGGCGTTGACGACGAGCTCGTACAGGTAGCGGTGCGCGTGAGCGGCGACCACGAGCGCGTCGACCGTGGCGTCGTCCTCGTTGGCAGTGGCGGCGATGATGCGGCGTGCGCAGGTCACGGGCGGGTGCCGGTCCTTGGGCAGGCCGAGGTACGGGTCCCAGATGTCTCGCCCCATGCCCGTCAGGATCGACGCGGCGAAGCGGGCTGCGAACCGAATGGCCTGCTCGGCTCCGTTGGTGCCGTGCTCGAGGAGGAGCCTCCGCCCTGAGACCCGCATCGTGGGGACGTCGCTCCTGGTGACGGCGGTGATGATGTTGCTCATGTGCGCCTGGGCGTTCACGGGTGGGCCTCCTGCCGGTACTTGCCTCGTGTGGGGCGGTCGATGAATGTGGCCAGGGCGACGCCGGCGACGATGACGGCGCAGGCCACGGCCAGGGCGGTCATTTGGGGACCTGCGCGACGAGGGCGGCCGCGGCGCGGAGCTGCCGGGCGGCGTCCAGGACCGCGGCCCGCACGTCCTCCCCCACCGTCGTGTCGGCGAACTCGACGTCGAACAGGTGCGGGCCGGTCAGCTCGTCGACGGCGCGGTTGGCGCACGTGAGCTGGTTCAGCGCCAGCTCGAGCGATCCGGCCAGGTCTTCGCGATGGCGGTCGATCGTGGCGTATCGGTCCATGTCGTCGCCGGTGGCCGCCAGCTCGTCGCGTATCGCGTCCTGGACGCGGCCGGTGTAGATGCTGTTGTTGTCGGTCATGGCTGCTCCTGGGTGGCGTAGCGGCGGATGAGGTCGGCGGCGGTCTGCTCGGCGCGTCGGAACGTGTTGAAGTCGCGGGTCCGGTTCCGGAACGCGGCGGTGAGCGGGGCCCGCTCGTGGCGGGGTACGCGGAGCCAGCAGGCGCGGCAGCCGACGTGGCCGGGGCTGACGGTGGTTCCGCACTCCCCCGGGCACGGGTGCCAGCCGTCGACGAGCAGGGCGGCTCCGATGGCGGCGCGGACGGGCGGGGGCAGTTGGGCGAGGCGGGTCATGGTTGCTCCTCGTGGTGGGAGGAGGTCGGAGGGAATGCGCGCCGGAGGGCTCCGGGTGGCGTGTCCGTCCCCGAGCTTGCGAGGGGTGGAGACGACTCTCGGAGCCCTCCGGGGTGGATTCCCGGAGGCCTCCGGGCGGGTGTCAGAGGTCGGCGTACCGGGCGCAGGTGCGGCGGCAGCGCTGGCCGGCGAGGGCGCCGCAGTCCAGGCAGCCGATGCGGTCGTCCGAGTCGTTCAGGCGTTCCTGCTCGGAGCGGCAGTCGGCCGTGCAGGGCTCGCCCGACTTGGCTCCGCAGATGGCGCACGGGGTGTTCCACGGCGCGAGCAGGTCCTCGACTCCGGCCAGCAGGGCGCGTTCGGCGAGGAGGATGCTCCGGAGGTTCGCCTGTCCCCCGGCCCGCGGGAGCTGGCCGAGACCGTGGGCCACGAGGTCGAGGGCTTCGTTGGACTGCCAGTTGGCGTCGACGAGGTTGGGCCGGTAGAAGTCGCCGGGGCGCTTCACGGCGGCGCCGGCGGAGGCGGCCGCGGTGGCGGCCAGCTGGTCCGCGTCAGTCTCGTACTGGATGTACTCGGTGAGCGCGGCGCGGAAGATGTCCTCGTCGTACAGGACCGTGCCGTCGTCGCTGATGCAGTCGAACGAGTCGAACTGTGCGACGTCGACCGCTTCACTGGTGTCGGGGTCGATGCCCTGTTCACGGGCGATGTCGGCGGTCTGGGCGCGGGTGATGTGTCCCATGGCTGGGGTCCCTCCTGGGGAAGTCGTGCAGTTGTGCTGACAGGAGAAACACTACCCGAACGCCTAGACATATGTCTAGACGTCACTGGGTGTTAAAAAGCCCGTCCCCGTCGTGGGGTCGGGCTGGTGGGGCTGTCGCCTACTCGTGTGGGGCGTCGGGGCAGGCCTGGCAGATGATCCGTCCGTCAGGGGCGGTCCAGGCCAGCAGCCACACGTCGTCGTCGAGCTCGGGGTGCGCGGTCACGATGTGGTCGATGACGACCATGCGGCCGGGGTACACGCTCCGGAGAATCGCGGTGGCCACTCCCATACTCCTCCCGCTCGGGAGCCTCGGAGGAGGCTCCTCCGGAGGAGGTTACTCCGCTCTCCCCCGGTTGCGTCCGAACAGGCCACGGCGTGGCGCGGGCTCCTCCCGGGCGGCCTCCGCCTCGGCCCGCAGCCGCTCCACCTCGGCCTCGCGCTCGGCGCGTGCCCGTTCCAGCTCCGCCTGGTGCTCCTGCTGCTGCTCGGCCAGCCGGCGGTCGGCCTCCGCCTTGGCCTCCGCGGCGGTTGCCTCGGCCCGCTGCGCACGGTCACGCTCGAACGCCAGTTGCTCCTGGTACAGGCTCTCGACCTTGTCGGACGCGGCGGTGTGCGCCTCGATCGCCCGCGGCAGGATCTCGTTCACGACGGCCCGGACGATGCCCTCCACGTCCGGGTGCCCGTCAGCTGACGCGCCGGAGTTCGAGGGCTGCGCTCCTCCCCCGGTGTCCCGCCGGCGGAGCTGGTCACGGAGCCGGTGCACTGACTCCTGGCTGAGCCGGTACGGGTCTGTCGACACCGCGTTCAGCTTGCCGCTGCGTACCCACTGCCGCACCTGAGACGGGTCGCGGCCGAGCAGCTTCGCGGCCTGCCCCGTGCTGTAGGTGTCGGAATCGCTGACCGGCGGGGCGGAGGCGATGGCCTCCTCCTCCCCCGGTGTCACATCGGTCTCCTCCGGGTCCATACCTCCGGAGTCTGCTCCTCCTCCGGCGCTCATGCCCGTTCCGCTCGCAAATCGACGTATGGGCGTGTCGGCCGAGCCTCATCGGCTCGTGCATCAGCTCGGCATCCGCCGCAGTTGTCGGCGGGGTGCCCGGGGTGAGTTGGGCACGCCTCGGATTTTCTCGTCGCCGTCGGCGTCGGAGTCGAGTCCGGCTGGGGCGCGCCGTAGGTGCGCCTTGAAATCGACCACTGAGCAGCGGGAGCCGCCTGAGCAGGGCCGGGGACCCGCGTGACTCGGGCGACGTACCGGTCGATCCACGGCACACCTTCCGAGCCGGCGGCACGAGCCGCAGCGGTGATGACCTCGACGGCGAGGCCCTGGTCCAGGAGCTCGAGCGCGGTCCGGGTGGCCTTCGCGCACATCGGCGCGGTAGCGGGGGTTGTGTGCGCGGCTGCGTATGCGTCCGTCCAGGCCTCGGCCACTCGGGCGGCCGGCGTAGCCGTGCCGCCGTCCGCAGGCGTCGTCGTCGAATCGGCCCCGCGCGTAGAGGGGGAGGGGGGAGTTGTCTTCTTTGGGGGTCGCCCGTGACCCCCCTGGGGGTCGGGTACGGGCTGGGGGTCAGCATTTACCCCCGGGTCGTGTGTAACCCCCGGGTCAGCATTTACCCGGGGGGTCTGCTCGCCCGAAGCGGCCTCCTCCTGCGTCTCCTCCTGCGGAGCCTCCTCGGAGAACAGCGGGGGAGTGGCGCTCCGGGAGGCGCGGGGAGTCTTCTCCGGGTACGGCACAACCGGCGCGACGTCGCTGGACCACTCGAGCACGTAGTCGTTGGTCTCCTGCCCGCCGTCCTGCGCGAACCGCTCCACGATGGTCAGCAGCCCGGACTCGCGGAGCTGCCGCATGGTGGTCTTCGCCTTCTCCCGCGACCACCCGAGGTCGTTGCCGACCGTGGCCATGGACGGCCGCCCGTGGTTCTCGTTCTGCGTGCGTCGCCACAGGTAGGCGTACAGCCGCACGGCTGCGTCGGACAGACCCGACTCGATCACGCCCGCTGGCACCATCCCGAACGGGCCGAGCGCGGTGCGGATCCGCCCGCCATTCGGCGTGTCGTCGTCTGGGGTGTTGCTTTGTCCAGACGTACTTGTACCCTGGCTCATACGGCGACTCCTTCCAGTCGCTCTGGGCCGGGTGTAGCGCGACAGCCACGAAGCGCTCCCCGGCCCGGCCCATGTCTGGGGCCGGATATTTGGGAAGTCCCGGCAGGCATCGAGGCCCAATTCGACACCACCGGGACGGTGTTACTGGCGATCAAACTAGCGGCATCGTCACAGCAGACGGTGGAGGACGACGACGACGAGGGCTGGCGTGTCGTCATTTGGGCCGCCTGCGGGCTCTGTCCAGCGGCACAACATTCGGCGGCAGCGACTCCGGGGGAGGGGTGCGGCCCGGGGCCTTCGGGCACGTCACCACGTGCGGCATCATCAGCTTCTCGAACCCGTCCGGGACCGGACGGTCCGTGCTGAGCTGGCGAGCGCGCAGCGTCCCGGTGCCGTCGCGCACAACGGCCTGGTTGCCCTGATCGTCCAGGGCCGGGTCCAGCATCCGCCGGCTACCCTGCTCGGTGAACGCCCACAGGATGGGCCGGCCGCACGACTGGCAAGGTCGCACGTACCGGTCCCACCCCGCGGGCAGCTGGCTCGTGGTCACCGACGTCGACCCGCCTTGAACGTCTGGCGCTTGACTTCGAAGTCGCCCGTCTCGCGCTTGTGCGTGCCCATCGCGTTCTCCACGTCCGTGGCGAGGGCGTCCTCGGCGCGCTGCATCAGCGTCGCCGAGAGCTTCTGGGCGTCCGTAATGCGCCACGCGACCTTGCCGTACCGCTCGACCTCGACGAACCCGGCGGCCGCGCCGTCCGCGTAGGCGTCCCGGACTGCCTGCTGCACGTCGCCGTCGGCACCCTGGAGGATCCCGTCGACGTCGACGTCGCGGGCCAGCAGGACCGACACGACGCGGGACAGCTCCGGCACCTTGGCCCACGTCTCGGACTTGACCTTCGGCCCGACGACGATCTCGGTCTCGCCGTCCGGCACGGCGAGGTTCGATCCGCCGGTGGACATGGCCTCGTCGGCGATGAACTCCTCGGCGCTCTTGGCCGCGGCCGTGAACTCGGCGGCGATGCGGCGCAGCACGTCCGCACCGTGGGCCAGGTCGCGCACCAGGCCGGCGACCTCACCGACGGTGTACACGGCCGTCTCAGGGTTGTCGCGGAGCGCCTGCCGCTGGCTGCGGACAGTCTGGACGTGCTCACCGATGGCATTCGTGAGCACGTCCCCGAGGCCCTTCGTCGCGGCGTCGAGCTCGTCGATGTTCAGACCCTCGTCGAGGACGTTCAGCGGCGCGGGCAGGGGAGTGGTGGTGTTCTCGGACATGGCTGGGGGTCCTTCCGTTGCGCGAGGTGGGAGATGTGAAAGGCCGGGGCACCCGGTGTCGGGCGCCCCGACGGGGTCAGCGCTGGTGGTAATGCGGCGGGAGCACCGTGAACAGGGGCTCGGCCCCGTCGGCGGCGTCCGAGGGCCTGTTGAGGCCCATCGCGCTGGACGTCAGCAGGCAGGCCACGCCGACATAGCCGTCCGGGCCGAACCACTTGGACGGCCACACCGTCTGCGGTAGCTGCGACTTGGCGGCTGAGCGCTGGATCCCGGCCAGCATGGCGTCGGTGATGTCCTCGAGCCGGACGGGCTTGCGGGTGCGCCGCCAGTTGCGGGCCATGGTGTCCTCCTGGGAAGTGGAGCGGTTGTGCTGACAGGAGAAACACTACAGCCACGCCTAGACATGTGTCTAGACGTGGCTGTGAGTTGACCGAGGTCAGTGCCCTCGCGGCGTCACGCCGACAGCTCCAACACCTCGGTCTTGGTGGGCCGCTTGAAGAACCCGAACCCGGCCTCGCCGGCCTTCGGCTCGAGCGTGGCGGTGAACCGCACCCGCGCGCCCTTGAGGTAGTCGCTCACGGCCTGGCCCGGGATGTCCATGGCGTCGTCGACGAGCTGGCGGGGCGCGGTGCCCCACACCTTGTACCCGTCGGCCTGCACGAGGACCTTCCACGTCGACTGGCCGTACGGGTGAGGACTGTCCCGCAGCGACGCGCTGACGATGACGCCCTCGACGGTGTGGCGACCCGCCGGGACCTCGATCTTCGGGGCGGCGTCCTCGGTGGCGAACCGCTCTGCCGCCCGGAGAACTGCGGCCTCCTGCTTCTCGGTGAGCTCGCCGCACTCGTCGAGGCGGGCACCCATGTCCATGATGAACTCGCTGCGCATCCGGTACGTCTTGATCGCGGCGGCCGCGTCCGGGTGGGCCTCTTCCCACTCGGCGCGACGGTCCGGCATGGCCAGCGCTTCGGCGCGGCGCTTCGCCTGGCGGCGGGCCTTCGCCCGGGCCGACGACACCAGGAACGAGTACGTGCCGGTGCCGCCGCAGTCGAAGCAGTACGGGTTGCCGATGGCGTCGAAAATGCGGGTGAACCCCTTGTACATGCCGTCGCCGCACCCGCACGCGAGCGTGATGCGCTCGCTGCCTTTCCGGCCGGGGTAGGGGTCGACGTACAGCTCTGCGGCGGTGGGGGTGGTGGCCATGGGGTTCCTCCTGGGGAAGTGTTACGAGCTGTGCTGACAGGAGAAACACTACGCCACCGTCTAGACGTTTGTCTAGACGGTGGCGCGGTTGATTGAGGTCAGCGGCTCGACGACCAGCCCGGGATGTCGCTCGACACGTCCACGGTCCAGACGTCCGGCTCGACGTCGCCCAGGTCGGCATGGTGCAGGTGGTCCGCGAGCGCGTCCGCAACGGCCTCCTCGCTGGCCTGGAACCGGTTGGCGAACTCCACGTCCGGGATGGCCATAGTCACGGTGATGCGTGTCGTCATCAGTTCTGCTCCTCGGCGTCGTCGGGCGTGGCCGTCTCGACGCCGTCACGGCGGCGGCCCCGAACCTCGTCGTATGGCACGGTGTCCGTCCAGCTGCGGCCCGCGTCCGCCCCGAGGTCCATGAGCGGCGGCACGGTGACCGTCTTGCGGTTCACCCGGCGCACCGGGTACCAGCGGCCACCGATGCGCGCCTCGTCGCCGACCCGGAAGTCCGCCGGCCCCCACAGGCGTCCCCGTGCGGTCTCGGCCGCGGCGAGCGCGTCTCGGTTCCACGCGATCTGCTCGTCCAGGTCGGCCGCCTCGGTCTGGAGGATGACGAGGCGGTCGCCGGTGGCCGGCTCGGACCAGGGTCCGTCGGTGCCGTCGATGCGGCGCGTCACGCGGCGGCGGTCGGCCTCGAGCCGCTTGAGGCGTCGAGCGATCACGCCGGGGGACTCGTTCCGGGCTGCCGTCGTGCGGGCCGTGGCGGCGCCCTGACGGGCTGTGGTGGCCTCGCTGTCGAGCTGCGCGGCGCGCTGCATCTTCCGGTGCTCGCGGTCCAGGAAGTTCCGCTGGGCGCGCATCTTGGTGGGGGAGCCGACGAGCGGCTGCCCGAGGGGCCAGCCGTCGAGGGCGGCGCGGGCGCTGGCGTCGGTGGTCTCGGCTTCGGCCGCTCGGCGGTCGGCGCGGGCGTCGAGTCGTTCGGCCCTCGCCTCGGCGCGGGCGGTCCGCTCGGCCTCGATCTCGGCCGACGTGCGGGTCCGCTCACGGGATTCCTCGACGCGGATGGTGCGGCTGAGCTTGTCGAGCGCGTCGACGAGCTGGCGCACGCGGAGCGTCCTGGTGTTGAACGTCCAGGGGCGGGGCAGGTGCCACGCGTCGAGGCTGCGGGACCAGCGGAACCCGGTGGCCTTCAACGCCTGCCGCAGCTCGGTGTCGTCGCGGTCGGTGTCGTGGACGAGGGTGCCGTCGCCGGTGTGCTCGATCCACGGGGTGCTCGTCGTGGTGGTGTCGCTCATGGGGTGGGGCCTCCTGGGAAGCGGTACGAGCTGTGCTGACAGGAGAAACACTACCCTAACGCCTAGACATGTGTCTAGACGAATGTCTTGGCGTTTGGGCTTGTCATGTGTCGGCGGGCATGGCTAACGTTGTTCCTGTAAGGCAAACAATGTTTCGAGCAGGGAGCACCCCATGGCACACGAACTGGACATCAACAACGGCGTCGCCAGCTTCGCCAGCGCCCGCCAGCACGCCTGGCACCGCCTCGGCACCGTCCTCGAGGACGTCTTCACCGCGGAGGAGGCCATGAAGCACGCCAACCTCGGCGGCTGGAACGTCCGCAAGACGCCCCTCACCACCACCGTCCTCGGCGACGAGGGCGTGAGCACCATCGAGATTCCGGACCGCTACGCCACCGTCCGCACCAACCCGGTCACCGGCCAGCCCGACTACCTCGGCGGCGTCGTCGCGGACGGATACCAGATCATCCAGAACGAGGAGCACGCCGAGCTGCTCAACGCCCTCGTCGACGAGGGTGGCGCGCACTTCGAGACCGCCGGAGCGCTGCGCGGCGGGCGTCAGGTGTTCCTCTCGATGAAGCTCCCGCAGGGCATCACCGTGGGCGGCGTCGACGACATCGAGACCTACATCGTGGCCCTCAACTCCCACGACGGCCGGCAGGCCTTCCGCCTCCTCGTCACCCCGGTCCGTGTCGTCTGCGCCAACACCCAGGCCGCCGCGCTCAGCGACGCGAAGGCGACGTACACCGTCCGCCACACCGCCAACGCCCAGAAGGCCATCCTGGAAGCCCGCGAGGCGCTGGGCGTCGCGTTCGACTACATGGACGACTTCGCTACCGAGGCCGAGCGGATGATCAACACCTCGATGGCCGAGGGCGAGTTCGTCGAGTTCACCGAGAAGGTGTTCGGCAAGGTCACCGACGACACCGGCAAGCGGGCAGCGAGGACCGCCACCCAGCGCAACGCCGAGCTGCTGCGGCTGTTCAACGACGCCGACACCAACGCGAAGATCCGGGGCACCCGATGGGGCGCCTACCAGGCCGTGACCGAGTACATCGACCACCTCGCGCCCGTCAAGGGCAAGGGCGACGCGGCCGACATTCGCGCCATGCGGACCGCGACCGGCGACACCGCCCGCCAGGCGAAGGAATTCGCGTTCGCCGCACTGTGAGCACGGGGGAGCGGGGCGAGGCCAGCCGGTCTCGCCCCGCCGCCCGTTCCGCGGCCCGAACCCGACAGGACGACACCATGCACCGATACGTTGTTGCCGTGAGTCAAACAGAGTTCCTGGACCTCGCGGCCGTCGCCGAGCTCGCCGACATCGGCGTGGACTCCGCCCGCACGTACCACACCCGCGCGGCCGCGAACCGGCGCGCAGGCACACCGAAACCGGGCGACCTGCCCCCGCCCGACCTCGTCATCGCGAACCGGCCAGCGTGGAAGCCAGCCACCATCGAACAGTGGCTGACGACCCGCCCCGGCCGAGGAACCGGCGGCGGCCGACCACCCGGCAGCGGGCACAGCAATCCGAACGGTCCGGCCTGACGGGGCCGTGGCTTTTGTCCGCCCCCTGCCGTACCGTGAGCGGCGGTCGGCCGTGGTGTGGTTCCCCTCCGGAAGCCTGTTCGTCGGTCCCGCCCTGCACTACCCCCGCGTCAACGGGGGTTTGACTACCGAGACAGGTTGGGCGAGCACCCACCCGCGAGCCCAGCGCCACGGCCGACCGTCAGCAGCAGGACCCGGGTCCCGGGTCTATCGCACCGGCCGCGCCACCAGGCGAACGTCCGGGCCGCTACGGGACACATCGACCAGCTCAAGCCGCAGGATCTCGGACATGCTGTGGATGCCCGCACCATCCAGGCCACTCTTGCCCGACCCGAGCAGCGCCGGAGCCACGTAGTTCACTACCCGGTCCACCAACCCTTGCGCGATGAAGCTGCCGGCGAGCGTCGGCCCACCCTCGAGGAAGATGGCCTTGATGTCACGTGCGTAGAGCCCTTGCAGCGCGGCGTCGAGGTCGAGACCGCGGTCGGCGCGCTTGACCCGCAGCACATCGACGACGCCTTCCAGGTGCGATGCGTCGGAGTCATCGGCCACCACGATCAGGGTCGGCGCGGCGTCGTTGCAGACGTTCGCGTCGGCGGGCGTGGCCGCGTCGCTGTCGATGACGACCCGCCACGGCTGGCGCTCAGGGTTCGACACGATCGACAGGTCCAACCTCGGGTCGTCGTTCCCCCGCACGGCGAGGTTC